CATAATCAGCAGAACTACCATATTTGATTAGTTTGATTATGCCTGAAGATATTAAGTAATCCATTTCTTGTTTTGTGATCTGTTTCAAATTGTATTATTGATGCTCCTTTTAATTTGGAGTTTATTTGTTTATTGCTTGTTACATTTTATAAGATGATCGACCACATCTTATAAAACGTTGATTAGGGTACGACATCTCTTAAGTTTGTATATTAGACCATTTCCTTTATAGACATTTATTGAAAAAACCAATCAAACCGTTGGTACAGGCGGGTTTGAGGCACTTATTTAGTTTTATACAATTTTATATAATCGCTGTAATCCGCCTATAGTAAGGGTTTCAAGGTTTTTCAGTTTGCGTAACATTTTTCTCTCTCATCTTCCTCATTCTCAATTTAGCATTATTCTTTTCTTGTTCTTGATGAATTTCCTTTGCACATTCCTTGCAGTATTTATGAGTAAGATTGGATGGACGTATTCTTTTGCCACAAATATTACAAATAATCGTATGACCAATATTATTTCTTAAATTATCAACTATAATATCTCCAAAACATTCCCATAATGTTGTTTTGTAATTAGATTCTTTATGCTTGTATAAATATTCTACGAGCACATCTGTAACATAATCAATATCATCGTTAACTTTCAAAATCTCATATCTGATAAGTTTATACAAATATAAAATATTCCCAATCTTCCCATCATTGCCGTTTTTATTAATAATAAAATGTTTTTTCAAATCTAATTCAATATATTTGTCTATTATAGTTTTATCTAATTCAATACTCCTATTCTTTAAAAGCATCTTGTAATTAAATTTTCCAATATTAGTTGAAGAAAATTTAATATTTGGATTTGGTATTATTTTTTCCAATCTGTTCACAACACTATTGTTCTTTTTCTCAACTTTATCCTTTGTTTTGTCTTTAGCATAAATAAAGAAATGTGGTGTTTTTGACTTTGTGTATTTGGTTATTAATTCTTTTTTGTTTTTCGGTCTGTTTGGTTTATACAGTGTTTTTGCATAATCTATTGTAAAGTTATTTTCCATACACAATAATTTAATTGCTTCTATGGCATCAGAATTGACATTTTCACTGTTCCATATTTTTGTGACATCATTACTTTTCATTCCAATATTTCCACCTGTATAAGCAGTTTTTAAACCATTATATATACTTTCATTTGTTATTAATTCTGCTTCTGCTTTTTTCATCTTATAATATAAAGGAACTATACCTTTCATATTTCTTTCAGATATTTCAACTAAATTATTGTCCGCAACGACAAGACTTTTATCCCCATCTACGTCAAATTGTAAAATTTTACTTATTAAATCATGGCAACTAGTATATAATCCATTTGTGATGAACCATTTGTTTTTTACTTCATCTATCACATTATTTCGTACAGCATGTTCCCTGAATAAATGTGGACTTCTCAAACAATCTAATTTATCTACCCCCTTATATATTTTACAATGTACTTCTCCATCTCTTAGTAAGCCTCTTGGTTTCTTTTCTCCTAAAAATAAATTCTCACAAAAAGCATATAAATCAGGAATAATAAATGTATATGAAGACATCAACTCAAGTTTCCCTGCTCTGGCCTCTTTAACCATACTCTTTTTAGTTTCTCTCAAAATTTGTTTGCTATATGTATCATTTAATAATTCAGGATAAATATCTAAAGCTTGTTGAAAATAGTTTTTCTTTAAATTAGATTTTTTTACTCCTAATACCTTAAGCATTGTTTTTCTATCCTTACCAATGTTACGTATATTATATATTGTTTTTACGCTTAAAGTTTTTAATTCCTCATCAGACATATCAATAAGAGTTTGTAACATTTGATAATTTATTTTTGCATCTGAAAACTCATCTTCCTCCTCATTACATTTTCCTGCTTGACAATTATATAAATTATAATAACGTATATAATCTTCCCAACTCTTATAATATTTCCACATCTTAAATTGACTTTTTGTAAAGATAATTTCTATCCCTTCTTTTATAATATCGTGTTCTTTATTATAAATATCTTTTATAATTCCATGATTTTTTTCTGGATTTAATTTGTTTGCTTCTTTTATAAAAATATCATAAGAAAATGGAGAAATTAACCCCTTAATCCACGGCAATCTGACCATCATGTTCTTCTTACTTACTTTTGGTAAACAAATTCCACAACCATCAGTGTGAGCAACTGGTACTGCTATTACATCTCTTACTATTGTATATGTTTTATCATTAATTATATCTACTAAACCGCTAATGTTGGTTTCAAAATCTTCAACAACTATTGATTTAGTAATATCAAAATCTTCCCAAGCATCTGTTGCACTATTGCTTAAAGCTAAGTATGCTAAATATTTATTAATATTTACTCCACCTAAATCGTTAATCTTATTAATATTTAATCCACACATAAGGGTATTCTGATATTTATTTAAAACTCTTTCTCTAACAAAAACTGTCTTTTTGGTTCGTATTTGTCCTGCACTAGCGGTCAGACAAACATATTTATCTTTTTTATACATGAATCCATCAAGTATGATATCTTCAATCACATCAAAGAAATATGTTTGAACAATTATAAAATCTGTTGATAAAGTATTTTCTGGTATTTGTATAGTTCTAGTTAGTACAGAATCAAATACTGATATTATATTTTTTTCATTAAAGGAATTAGTATTTAATTTTCTAATTCCTTTATGTTGACTAAAAATAGAATATATTCCTTCTTTATTGTATTTAATTGATCTATTTATATCAGCAATATATTCGTCTAATTCTTTTGCTTCAATATCATCGTCTTTAAATTTTATTTTTAATAAATTTAATTCATTTCTATACCTATACAATTCATTTAATTTATTATGTATTTTCATTTCTCTTTTATTATAAAAACAACTCGTATCAACACTATAAATATGTATTTGTTTATTTAAACTAATATTCTCCACTCTCCCTTATATTATATTATTTTTTGGTTATTGTATTAAGAAACTCACTCAATTGTTCACCTATGTAATTATAATACCAATCACGATCTTTAAATATTTTTCTACCATTGTAATATTCAAGTCTAAATAATGGTATATTATTATCTTTACAGTATTTATCCTTTGTTTTATCTCTTTCTCTTGCTTTTACTCTTCTTGGTTGTTTTGGATTACCTCTATGTTCTTCATCATCTATTTCTACTATCCCTAATAATTTATTATCATTATCTAATATTCCAAAGTCATATTTTAGATGTTCACCATTTTCTCCCATCAAATCGTCAAAAGTATATTGCACTCTAATATTATGATTAGGATAACTATCTATTAAATAATCATAAGGAACTTTTTCAGAATACACTAAGTTACATATCGGACACCAACGACCCTTCCTAAGATTTAAAGGCATTATATCCCAAATATAATTATGCTCATTACATTTTACTGATAAATGTATTCCTGCTCCTTCATATGTACCTAGTAATGTTCCATTTTTACTATTTACTATGTCTTCCATTTCTTTTTGGAATTCTCCAGTTCTTCCATAGCAAGTTGGACACCATTGAGGTTTATTTAACAAACTATCAGCATTACTAAAGAAATTTGGATGTCCATCTATTTTGCAATCTACTTCATATAAATCTTTTGCTATAGTCCATTCTGTACTTATTAATTCACCTCCCATCGATCTACAATATTCCTGTAATCTTCTAAATTGATAACTTTTATCTTTTATTGCTACCTTTGCTTTTTCACTCTTTAACTCTATATCACATTTCTTACATGGTTGAAAGCAACTTGCTAATACATTTTTAGCGTTTAAGGTTTTATATGTATCGCCATGTTTTTCACAATGATAAACAAAATCTATTGGTTCTGTACCTCCCAGATATTCGCTTAATATTTCTACTTTATCACCACGTTTTGCAAACACTTTCTGTTTATATGTATCTGTTGACTGTAATTTTACTCCCAAGTATCATATCCTCCTATTTATTTTTATTATTATATTTATTTATTAATTTGTTAGTATATGGATAGATATGATAATTTTGTATCTATCCATATACTTAATTATTTCAATAAACCCTAATCCAACTGTCTCATTCTATAATCTCCATAATTCTTACCAGTCTTTAAACACATTAATGCTTCTGTAACAGATTCAAATATAGTTCTTATTCTTAACGATTCTCCTTTCTCTACAGCAAAAAACTTATATCCGTTATTTTTCAAAACTTCATTATACATTTGTAAAAATTCAGGTTCCTTATATCTCCAAGTAGTAATGCCATTTTTCTTATAATTATGAGGATTTACCATAATACCATCGAAATAATCACCTATTTTCTCTATATGAATAGTAACTCCATCCTCAAATTGACAAGCAAATGAATCAGTTTTATTTAAATGTCCTACCACATCTGAATAATTGTTTTTAATTTCAATAATATTTAATTTTGGTCTTTTATTATTGCTTTTATGTTTACTCATTATTAAACATCCTTCCTATTGTAAATATAGTTAAATTCCTCAATAGTTAATTTATCATCTTTACCTTTTCCAATTTCTATCTTATATTTCTCAATCTTTTCATCCATTTCTGCAACTCCTTTGTCAACTTCTGCACGATACTCTGGATCGTTCTCATAATCTAAATCCATATAATAATTATCATAAGAACTTAAATAGCAAACTTCAACATTTCCAACTAATTCAGATAGTTTGCGGAATGCTCTTTTCTCATCTAACTGAAGTGAACCAGTATTTATACGAACTAATTCTACACTCTTACCATCTTTATAATCACTAATTAATACGCCTCTATAGGATTTAGTATCGCCTTCATCATAATCAATTGATAAAAAATATCTCATTAATTAACACTCCTTCTTATAATAAAATTAAATTTATATTAACCAACTAACAATCCATAATCAAATCTTGAATCATATCATACAATTCATCCTTCTTAACTCCATAAATCACATCACTCTTCTGACTAACCATTCCTTGTGTCCACTCAAATACATTCCTACTCACAAACTTACCATCAATATAAAATGGCTTACTACCTTTATAATCAAATATTGCACCAATAGTTTCTTCACGCTCTTCATGTTCTGGTTTATGCTTATATTTATACTGATTAAACTTAACCTCTACCCATAGCTCACTTCTCATTTTATCCTTAAAACATCTCATACCCTCATCCATATATTCTTGATACTCAACCAATACTTCTGTTTGTCTTGATGCCAATGCTCCTAATTTCTCTTCAATAAATTCTTCTATTCTTTCTGTGAGATCAACTTCTAATTCATCTAAATCCAATTCTGTAATAATAAAATTCTTATCCATATTTATTTCCTTCTTTCATATAAATTTTTATTTTCTTTTGTCTAAATCACTTAACCATTTCTTTTTATAATTATAACTAGAATTTAAAGGAGCATAATTACCACTCCCACCATTAGTTCCATCAATATAACCAATTCCTATATCACATGATTTTGGGACACCTAACTCTATTACTTCTTCACCAACTACCTTAGTAATATTATTTATTTCCATTTTCTTTTCAATACCTAATTGAAATAATTCAGGATTAATATAATACTCACCTCTATTATCATAATTACTAAATTCTACTCCACCAATCATATTTTCATAGAAATCATAATAGAATATTCTCTCTGATACAGTATTTAACTCATAATCCTTAATATATTCATCATTTTTACTCATAAAATCTTGATATTCCTCTTTTGACACTTTAATATGATCAGGTTTAAGTTTTTCTACTATTTCTATTTGTGGAATAATCATTTTCATGTCTAATATTTCTTTAATTGCATATTTTTTAGTCAATTATATTTTTCTCCTTTTCAAATAAAACTCACCTTCTATTGTAATTGTTTATGTAATTTCCCTACACTCCACAACATCAATTCCATGATAATCCTTACAATCCAAACAATAAATTAAATCATCATCTTTTCCAATAAATATATCTTCAACTCTAATTAATTCTTCACCACAAATTCCACAATTCTCAGAAATATAATCTAAATCATTATTATTATCTACCTCCTTATGAGACAATACTTTTTGTGTCTTCATGTTTTGTCATTTCCTCCGTTGTATCTAAAAACTCTCCAATAGAATCTGTTAAATCAATCAACGTCAGTTCAACATTAGTATCTAACAACTCAAATAATGTTTTTTCTAATGAAAAATTTCCAACAAAATAAGATTCGACTTTTGTATTATAGTTCTCTCTACCAATAATTAATTTTCCAAAACCTTTATGCTCTTTGCCTGTAATGTATTCTACTAATTTTACTTCAATTAATTTATCAATCGTATTTTTAGAAGAAAAAATTGTGTCTAGAATTTTAGTTACTGATTTGGTTGAGTTGTCGATTAGTGATGTTATTATGTAGTTTGGTTTATTTGGTTTGTTGGAGATGAAGGGGATTTCTAATAAGGATATTGTGCCATTGAGTATTAATTTTTGCATTTGTAAAACCTCTTTCTATAATTTTATTTTTGCATTTTATATTATTTTGTAAATGTATGATTTTCATAATTTACCTACCATCAAGGCAAGGTAAATTAGTGTATTTTTATGATTTTGTCCAAAAGTACCTCAAACCCTACTGTCATAAGGGATACAGAGATTATCTTACCTTAATTATGTGCCTTAATATCGACTCTATTTGCCTCGCTAATTACTCATAGGTAAGATTGTGTCAAATAGATTCTTTAGACGCTTAGAAGGGTCGTTTTATGATTTTAGTATTATAAATATATTGTAAAATTATTTTATTTCTAGTTTTCAATAGATTCTTCTTTTAACTTTTGTTTCTCTTTTTCTTTCTTCTGTCGAAGTTTCAATTCTTTGAGTTGTTCATTTTTTCCTTTAATCTGAAAACGAAGGATTTTATGTACTTTATGTATATCACTTTCATTGAACCTTATAACTGCCTCAGTGCAAGTGTCATTACTAATATATTCCCATACTTTAATATTTTCTTCTTCACACTTTGACATAAAAGATTTGGAACTTGATCCAGTTGGAAAATATATTGAGAGAGTGGATGAATCGTGGCGATAAATTTCTGTGTTGTAGTGGCCTTTTAGGTAATTATCATCTTTGTTTTTTGATTTTGTATTGTCTGTGTTTAATGTATGATAGACGAAATATGTACCAATGTATTTAAGTATTTCTTCTCACCTCCTTTATATTAATATATTTTACTTATTGGATTTTTAGGCAAGGGGTAGGTTTGTGATTATTGTGATGATGAATGTGTAAAATGTACCCGCCCCTTGCCTATGTGATAATTATAGCATTTTGATGATTAGATGTCAAGTAATAATATTATTTTTATGTTTAGTAAATTTAATTATGTAATTCGTGTCCAATATCCTTGTATCTCATTAATAAATATCTTTTAATACTATCTGACAGTTCGATCATTCCAGAGCACCTAGAAATTGCCACGTAACAACAAAAAACTTCTTCTGATATATCTTTAACTAACTTCTTTTTGTCTCCATAATCCTCATCTTTTTTAAGATACTTATTCTTATAAGTAACCTCTAAATCTAAATGATCATTACTAATATAAACAGGCATACTCAGTGTTAATCCCTTGCTTTTATGAATTGTAGAAAATATAATATCTGCTTTATCCTTATCTGTAACAGTATTATTTTTAATTCCATCTACAATATCAATAATACGTGAACCATATTTATCTACCATTCTGATTAAAGAAAGTATTTCGATATCATTTGTGTCCTCTGCATATGTTTTCATTTTATAGTAGTCTTCAAACTTAGCAAATAGTTTATTCTTTGTAGGATGTCCTTGACTGTAAAAAAGACACTCCTTAAGTGATTGAAATGAGTAAGAAGAATATCCTCCAACAAAGAAAAGCTTTTTATTCTTATCTTCACTTAATGCTTCAGCAATTTCAGCAAATATGTAAGCATTTGTTCTACATAAACAAGCGTATGGTTTAGATTTATCTATTTTATCAACTATAGTTTGTTTGGAGTTAAATCCTTTCATTTTAATATTATCACCAATGAAGTCAGAGATAATTAGGTTTTCTATATGAGCAATGTTATTAGATACTCTAAATGATGTTGTGAGTTTATATTCTTTTGCATCAAATAATGGCATGATATTTACAGCCTTTCTCCATGAGTACAATTGCTGATAGCAGTCACCCACAATTATTAGTTTTGGTACATTTGAATTTTTAAGTATATCAAACATCATCATTGAAGAATCTTGACAATTATGTACTACTACTCCAGAAGCATTCTTATTAGATGTTTTCTGAGTGATAAAATTATGATTATCTGCTACTTCAATATCATATACATTATCATTAGATACTTTATGTATTGACTTGATATAATTTCCACCATGATTTAAATATATGTTATTATACTCACAAACATTATTAGTAATATTTATATTTGTCTTATATTGCATTGTTGGATGCATATATGGAGAAATTAATTTTAAAAATCTATTTGCCGATTCTTTATTTAATCTAAGATAATAATATTTACCTTTTGTTTTTGATATTAGAAATTCTATATCATATTTATTAAGAATAATATCTCTTAAATATGTTGTTTGTTCTAATGTTAATTGATTTGAATTTATAGAAATACCACCACTAGTATGATAAGTACCATCATCTTGATACCATATTGCTAATCCTAATGGTTCAATATCATTTAGTAATACCATAGGATCATTCTCAAGTAAAAATACCTTCGTAGAATTAGATTGATAGACAGATAATTTTTTAGTATATCCACTCTCTATCATTTTGTATGATAAATCAAATGCTTTAATTTTAGATTTAAAATATTCAAATTGCTTTTCTCCTTGTGTAAAACTTAATCTATAAGTGTTAAATTTACTTTGTTTAGCCAAACTTCCATCACCAAGAAATGAACCCATTATAATTTGTATTTGATCATCATTTGGTTTGTATTTAGTTTTCTGATTAAATGTATTATCTAGAATCATAGAATCTTTTCCAACAATTAAATCCTCTGCTTTAGTCCATCCTCTTTGCGTCAATATTTTATGATTAGGAGTGCAATGTAGTTTATTTAATCCTTCTGTATGTATCTCTAATAACTCTCTATTTTCACTCTTTATTGCTGATACAATAGGTTTATATTCAAATAAATCTTTATCAATATTATAACTTAAAGCATTTGGAAGTTTTTCGCCAGATTTATACAATTCATAAAGTTTCTTAATAGATTTATTACCTTGATCTGTCTTTACATATTGAGATGCTGGCAAACATTCATCTAACATAATAATATCATATTTATTTGATAAATCTGTCTTAGATAAATGGAACATCTTCAAATAATCATCGTGACTTATTTTCACAGAATTTTTATATTTCTTTTTAAGTTCCCATAATTTTTCACTTAATGCCAGTATTTTTCCTCTCATATCATCTTCTTTAAATATTTCTAAATCACTAAAAGTTTCTGCTGACGAAAGTGAATACTGTTTCATCATCTCGTTTATTTTTACTGCAAGTTCCATATCCTTATCCCAGTTAAGATTTAAGTCTTTAATAATATCTACTACACCATAATTAAATGTTAATTTGTCTCTATAGAATTTTCCGACTGTCTCATATCCGATGGAGTGTAAAGTTCGAATATTTACGTGCTTTTGTGATTGGAAGAGATTTTGGCTCTCTAATTGCATTGATTTGTTGTAAACTACGTAGAGAATTTTGCTAAAAGGATGTTCTTTTGCAAAATAATATAGAGTGCTTGATTTCGCAGATCCTGTTAAAGCTGATACCTTAACCCTATCCTCTGTACTAAAAATAATATCCTTCTGTTCTTGAGTTAACCAATACCCTTCTTCTGACATATAATCAGACATTTTTACTTCAACATTATCAAATTGTTTATTATAAAATTCTGTAGATAAAATATCTGTATCAGATTGTTGGAATATAGATTTATCTTCTTTTATTATAAGTTTCATTTTTGCTTCGCATTGTGATACATTAGGTTCAGTATCTTTAGCATGTGAGTAAAATTGCTTGACCGCACCAAAGTTCCTAGTTAATACTTCATGGCAAACAGGACAGGTGTAAATATTATTAGATGTTGACTCTATGATATCTACAAGTTTGTTATTTTGGTCATACGCTTTTTTCATTTATTTTTCATCCTCTTTTCTTTCATTCAATTCATTCTCAATCATTTGTAAAACATCTAAAGGTATTTGTTCTCTATTAAATCTTCTATTTCCTGTAATGATTTCTGCTCTTCTATTGTTAGATTACTTATATCCCAATAATCATTTTCTTCCTCGTCACCAAATAAATCTTCAAATATATCAGGTTCTTCATTATTATCTTCATTATATATTTTTGGTATAGGTAATGGTTTTTGCTTCTTGTTTTTAAGTCCTGTCCCTTTAATTTCTGTGACAGAGCGATTATTTACAATCTCAACCTTATTATCTTCACTTTCATCTTTTACAACCATTTTATATTCTAATTCCTTTTTCTTCTTTATCAATTCCTCCAATTCTTCTAATGTTAAATTATCTATATTGTTTATCTTTTGTTGAACACTTCTTCTTTCATTAGATTGAGTTTTATCAGTATATATTAATCCCTTACCACTAATTTCTGTTTCCAATTGTCTATTAAAGTTTGCTTCATCATCCCAATGACCTATATATGTAGTACAATAACGTTTGTCGGGAGTTAGATAACTATTGTTATATCTGATCAAATGCAAATCATCTTGTAATATCTTATTATATCTCTGTATTGTTCTAGAATCCGTTACTAGTTGTTTTAATTTTCCTTGAGTTAAATATCCGAATTGACTATCATTACCAGATACTCTTCTGCAAGCGATAAAATATCTAATAATATTAAACTTATTTAAATTTTTAGACGCTAATTCTTCAAATATGTAATTAATTTCTTCATCAAATATTTTGAAATAACCATTCTCAGGAGGAGGTATTAACTCAACATAAAATGTAGAATCCTTATCTTTAATTATAGAATTAATAGATAGTTTATTACCCTTATTATCATGATCTTTACAATACAGATTATACAATTTTAGTATATAACCTTTACTCATTAACTCTATTATTGTATCTTTGATTGTTGAAATCAATTTTCTATTGTTAGATACATTAATTCTCATGAGATCACATATTATTTGAATAGAGCATAATCCAAGGTTTTTATATTGTTGGTAATTTCTATACAATAATATCAATACGGTCATCTCTTCATTAGAAATACTCAAGTTATCATAAAAATCATTAGGTAATTTAACATAATATTCATCTGGTGTAATACTACTCATAATTTAATCAATCTCCTCAATCATATTTATTATTTTATTATTTTATACCATTATAGAATTCAGTCAAAGCATTAAACAATTCTTTTGTTTTTGTAAATTTGTAAGTTCTTATTGCATTATCTCTTTTTATAAATACAGGTTTTATTCCTTTGGTAGATAAGTAATCTACCTCTACACTCCATTGAGTTGCATATTCTTTATCAAATTTCATTTCAAAATCAACCACCTTTTCATAGTGCTATGTAATGTGTATACAATTTTGCGTTCAAATTTTAGAATGTACCCCCTATTTTGAGTACAAATTCTAAAGTTATGCTCACACACATTTGCGTTCAAATTCATAGTATTTTAGAAAGTAAACGCTTTTCTGTGTGAGCACTCTCTGCGTTTGTACGCAAAACTGTGTGAGCACATTTAGAAAGTAAACGCATTTTAGTAGCCACATCACACAGTATAAAGAGTTATATAAGTATAAAGAGTAAAAGAAGAATATAGAGTAAAAGATTATAAAGAGTTCTATAGATTTGCTAACGCAAAATCAAATTGTTTCTTTAACTTATTTTATTATTTTTTAATTTTAGTGTATCAATAATTAATTGCCTTCCTTTCTCTGTTATTAAAATCACATAATTTATACTTCCATCTTTATATTTTTTCTTTCTACCATTCTCAAAGTATCCTTGATTTATGTATTCATCTTTAACATAATATGCACAATTATTTGATTTTGTAAATATACCTTTTAGAAATAGTTCTTCATATAATTTATCTTGTGGGAATTTCATTTTATATCCATCTAGTTTGAGTTTTGAATATGTATCTAAACAGTTTAGTATTCTATTGTTTAATTTTAATCTTAACTTTTCAGTTTTAGGATTAGGTGGATTTAAACCATTGTTTTGTACCAATCTCATCAAATATTTTGCATCAGCTATTTTACTTATGATTACTTTTTTACCACTAAGGACTTTATCTACAGTGTTTTCTATATTGTATCCATTGGTAATAGAATTATATTGATTTATGTATTTTCCTTCTACGTATATCAATTGCATAGTTGTTTTATATGGACTATCTAAACTTTGTATTTCTTCTAGTATTTCAAATCTAAAATTATCTTTTCCGTATGTATTCCATGCAGTTTGTAATTTATAGTTGCAATGAGAATTTTTGTTTAGTTCATCTATATGTTCATCCCAACGTCTTTCTATGTTATTACTTTCACCAATATAAGGTAGATTGTTTATTTTGTTTATAATTCCATATATTCCTTTTGTCATTTTAATCTTCTCTCCTCTATCAATCATTATTTTATTTTTATATTGTTAGTAATATTTATTTATTTATTTATTTATTTATTTATTTATTACTTATGTAAAACCACTAGCAATAATATCAATTTGTAATGGAAAATGCAATAGAATGATTTGTATTGTCAATATAATTCTCCTCCTTTCTGAATTTATTTCATAGTTATCCCTACTCAATAATTATACTACAATGTAATATACAATGCAAGTATTTTTTATTTATATATTTATAGAATAATTTATTTTATTAACAAATTATAAATTATAAATCAATTACTATTTACACAAATCAACCACTCAATATACTTTTCCATCTCACTTTTTACTGCTAATCTTGCTTGATCAATTCCATGACCTGATTCTACATGATATATTTCTAGGGATATGTTTTGTCTGAATGGTTTAGGAATTTGTGAGCTGATTTCTCTCCATTTAGTTTTACCTTTATTAATAGAATATGTACAGATATATTGTTTAGGATTTGGTTTAAGTCTTTTGTTATTTTGTAGGCATTTGATATGGATTCTAGTTATGATTTATAGTTAGAGAATTGGTTAAGATTGTTTTGTTTGTTGGAATTAGAATTATTTGTATTATTCATATATTTTTATTACTCCTTTATTGTTTTAATCAGTAATTTCCACTTCATATCTACACATAGCATCATATAATGTCTGAGGAATATTATTTTTATATTCATATGCTACCTGTTTTATGTATTTTTCTTTATATTCTTTATATGCATTAAAGGCTTCTTCGGGTGTATTAAAACTTCCTAAATATATACTTGAATCATTGTCGCGACAAACTGCATTATATTTTCTATGATGTGCGGATACACCTACTAGTATATTGTTATGTCTGTGTGTTTTTAACAAAGAATTAATTCTAACAGGGACGAATACACATGTCTCTGGAGAATAAATTTTATTACCTTTAATTAATATATCTTTGTCTAAATGCATTTCTTCTCCATCTATTTCATAATAGTTTTCATCATACCATTGACCAAAGTTTTGAAAGTTTAACCACTCATTACAGACAGTGCAACCTATGTATGTAGGACGTTTTTTATGTAATTTTTCATCATAGCATCTATGCAACATATTCGTCCAACAACGATATTGACTAGTTGTTTTAGAATTTCTACCACTTTTATATTTTCCTACTCCCAAATAACCAACTCCACAAACTGTTTTATCATATAACGAATTTGCCATTCCTTTCATAAAATCTTTATATTCACGATTGTAAACTGTATAATTTGTATCAGGAAAATATATGTCAATATCTTTTGTATTATTATATTTTATTATCATCATTTTGCTACCAAAATTATTTACTCCAATTTGTCCTACTCTATCAGCAACTTTTACAGATTCATTTATTTTTGCATATGCCAATTATCAATCAATCCTTTCTATTTTAACTCAATATTTTTCTAACCATAAAAGATAATTTAAATTTTCCTAATCCATAATATATTTCCCCCCTTATCTATCTAGATATAATTTATTTTATATCTATACATAGTATATCAAATTACAAGATATATGTCAATATATTTATTTAAAGATTTATAAAATTTATTTTTAGTAATTTATATTGTTGTTTACTCCCAAAATTTGATTCGGTCAAGTTTGTTAAATATACGCCCCCTTATATAGAAAGGATATAGTATAATAGATATAAGTGCTGTTGTATAAGGATTTTATGGAGGTTTATGTAGATGGATATTTTGATTTTTATGGATGCATTTATTGTGATTATTGTTTTTGTAATTTGTTCGATTGGATTGAAATAGATTTATGATTTGGAATTTAAATTAAATAGAAATTTATAGATCATAGGATAGAATTTGGTTTATGTTTGTGCTAGATAATTGTTATAATAGTAGGAATTATTGGTTGTTTTATTATATTAGATTATGTGAGAATTTTAGATGATTTTATGAGATTAATTTGTAAAATTATTTGATATTTGAGAAGTTTTATGAATTAGTTTTTGGAATTTATGTAGGTGGAAATTGTTGTGTTGATTATGTTTTTGCGATGAATGTACGAAGGGGAATTTGAGATTATATTGGATTAAAATTTAAGAGAATAAAAATATTTTAAATAATTTTTATATTTACTATTGACAAATTTGTTAAAGTGTGATCGGGTTCGATAGTAAAATTGGTCTAGAACTCCATGTACTCTGTCGAATCCTGTCGAAATAAAAAGTTGTTAATTTGTAAAGATACGCCCCATGTTGGCATGGTTTTTGAAAGTGAATACTAGCACAGGTTTTTGCTATAGTCTATGCTTATGACAAACTGAAAATATTACAACCGGAATACCTGCTGAACGCTACAACCCGCATGAATAAAGGGTTTTTACAATTATCTGAATGTGACACAATGGGAATGTGTAACATTGGATGAGAAATGGGCCTTATATTATGTATCGGAATGATTTTGGATAGCTTAGAAGGGCAAATATGAGGCAGAAATGATAAGAGGAATAATGTCCTGGTTTTGCTCCGGCTGTACTCGGTTAATGATAATGTCGAATTGATTTTAGTCGGGAAAATGGAATGAATAATGATAATGAGTAGAATGTTGGGCCTTGATGCTATTTGCTCAGGTGCATAAATTTTTTGCACCTCGATTTATATAACATACGATTTTTGAGTGAACACTTATAATAAATGAGTAATCACTCATATGTCTATTCATTCATATATAAATTGTAATTACATTGTATACACATAAAGTTACAATCATAATACCATACAATACAGTCAGTTGACCACATTACACGTTCATTATAATCATAATCACATAATCCAATCACTCTAACAACATCACATGATCAAAATGATCACATAGCATAAACCTATACTATAATAATCTATACTAATACAGATTATTATAGACAAATCATTATACTACTATCAGTATAAACAATAATAAAATATTCATAAATCTAAAATAAAATAAAGGAATATTGTCATCTAGTAACGAATATACTACAGTATAAGTAGATCACTTAGGGAGGCCAACACAATGCAAGTATATCATCGTTTTACAAACTCAAACAGTCCAATGTCCTCATGGGGTCACGCTATGTTAGTTAATAATGAATCATCTCAACATTACGGACAAAATCATTATACTTTTACACCTAATACTGATACAAAAAACATTTTAGATTTAAAATCTCTTATTATTGCTGCATGGGACAATTGTAAAGAAGATGAGGATTTTGGAGATTTAATGGATAATTATTATATCTCTTTAGATTCTGAGGATGTTTTTGACTCCTTTAATCCGTCAGATATAGTCGATAGTGCTCAAGGTTGGGATTGCGAATTAATGGTCTGGTTTTGGCAATTTATCGCGGAACCAAATGGGATAATGTCTATCATAACTGATAATGGAGCAATTGTTTGGGATGATACTTTAATAAAACTTACAAACAGCAACGATTAAGAATAAAATATCTAAAGCAGGAAATAACCTGCTTTTTTCTTTTCCCTTACAATCTATCCATACCCTTCCTAAACCTCTCCATAACCCTATTCTATCATCTTACACAGCATCTTATCTCCTTAATTCCCTACACAATTTTAACCCTATATAATAGAAAGCAATAAATCTCTACAAATTCATAACTATAAAAATAAATTTTATATGAAACGACTATTCCTTTCAATTTTATGATATACTATAGGAAATTAGTTAATCATCAAAGGAGTGTTAGCAATGCTAAAAATTAATGATTTCGTAAAGGTCACTGGTTTTTATGTCAAGAATGACAACGACATCTTCATTGTAGATAATCAATATTCCAATGGAGAATACTGCTTAAAGAAAGTCACCTTATCCGGTACTCAGTCCAAAACAAAATATTCTATTCTCTTTTTAAAAGCTAAACATTTTGCAGATCCCACGTTAACAATTGAAGTCATTCCAAATGTTGCAGGATTAAAACAAGCTAAGAAAGAAGTAAATGATTTCCTAAAAGGTATCACAGCAGAAGAAAAGGTTTTCTCCTTTGTTGATGCAATCGGTACTGATGTAGAAAAAGGAACTTTCCTTAAAGTCATTAAATCATTTGGTATTACTTCTAGCATGTACAGTGTTCCAAAGGGTACAATTTACGAAATAACCTCTACATACAATGGTAACTACAATCTTAACATGGTAGGTAAAAGAGGAGAGAAATTAAGCACGACAGGAGCAAATGGCTGTAATAAAGTTATTCTAACATTCTCTGCTAAAAGTATTGCAGGATTATTCTCTGATGGCGATATAGTCAAGGTTGAACGGATCGAAAGCACAAAAGGAGAAATTGCTAATACTGAAACCACTGAAACTATAGAAAATGTAGAAGTCATTATACCTGCTAAAGTTATAACAGCTTCAGAAATTGAAGAAGAAATTGCACCTTATGACGAATACCGTGAACAACTTGTAAATAAAATCATGGTCAATCTAGATCATGTTGCTATCAATGGAGATATTGAAGAATTAACCACACCAGAACTAGAAGCAATCATTACTAGAATTAATTCTGCAATTGCCAATCAAATAATATCTATAACAATTGATACTGAAAACTATGCAATCATAACAACCGGAAATGGCTCTTATAAATGCAATTATGCAAAAGACGAATACTTCAGCAATGAGTATTACATTGAAGAAATAAAAATTGATCATAGGGTTTATGGGTTAAATAGTTTTGTACCTTACATAGAAGAAGCGAAACAACCTATAACAGAAACCTCTATAACAGCAGTCGAACTAGTTGCACCAATTATCCCTGTACAAAACATTAATCTTATCAATCCTATCAATGAAGCACTAGCACAACGATCAAAAGAAAACATGAGTTTTTCAAGTTACACTCCAAATTCCGCAACAATGGAATACAATCAAGAAATAACAGAAGTTTCCAAAGCAATCAATTCTGCTAAATCTAAAGTATCACCTGAAGCGCAAATCAAACTTGATAACCTTCTCTTGTCCTATTCTTCAAATTATGCAAATTGGATTAATAAACGCAATGCAAATGGTGCAAGTCATGTTAGTTCATTCATTTCTGGCCCATCTAACTATAACATGAGCAAACATAACAAATACTTAAATCGTGAAGGAAAACTATGGGAAGAATATGAGCAGTTTAAAAATATTCAAAGTCGTATCAATGCAATTGTTGCCGGAGATAAAATCATAAAATCCAATGATGTAAATGCTATTGATAAGTTAAAAGAAAAACTTGAAAAAGCTTTAGAGGAACATGCAGGATATAAAGTATATAATTCCAACGCTAAAAAGGAAGGAAAACCGTCTCTTCCTGCTTATGTTCTACAAAATAGCAATGGTAGGATAAAAGGCATTAAAGACAGAATTGCACACCTTGAACGGCTATTACAGCAGGAGTCAAAAGAAATTATAATCGAGTCAGAATCAACTCTATCTAATGGAATTAAAATAGTTGATAATGTAGAAGCACATAGACTACAAATATTCTTTAATGGGAAACCATCAGCAGAAATTAGAACACAACTTAAAAAGAATGGATTTAGATGGACACCAACAATTGAAGCATGGCAGTCTTACAGGAGCGACAAAGCAAGTAAAAAAGCTTTAGAAATTGTTTCTAAAATTTGATTAATTTTGGGTGTAAATATCCTATATAGTATCTATAGGGAATATACACCCAAAAGTTAAAAATAAATATTTCCTTGACAACTGCAAAATGAATCTATATACTCTTAATTAATCCACCTTATTAGTAACTCAATCAATTACATAACCAAACCAAATACATAAACAAAAGGAAGTGCATCCACTATGGCAAGAAATCTAAAACCTGCAAACCTCAAAAAATTATCCCAAATCAAAACATCAAACGGCTTCAAAATCGACTTAGCAAACTACATGTATAATCCATCATACGACCACGAATACCCAAACTTAATCCAATGCACCCACGAAACATCAACTGAGCGTTTCTACACCACTGTAAAATATTTTAAACGACATAATGGAACGGGATATTATTCAACAGAAACCTACTCACACAAAATTGATGATTCAAATTCCTGGAGCATTGCAAACAGTTTGAAAGAAACCGAATTAGAAGAAAGCAACAGATTTAGCATGAAGCGATTAATTGAACTGGCTGAACAAATTAAACCAGACAACATTCCGGCAATTTCTGAAGCAGCAAAATAAACCTAAACCATTAAATAAAATAATCAAATTTGAGGCTCTAGCGAGTCTCTTTTCTATTCCCCTTATAATCCCACAACTCACACCAGAAACCCTCTCACAATCAATCCTGGCATCACTGAGCGCACATCACAAACATATCTATTAATCTTATTCCTGCTGCTGCTACACTCACAATACAAATCACAAAATAAAGTTTGACAACATTCTAATTTATATGGTATACTTATTGCCTAGAATAATTATATTTAGAATAAATAAATAAAAGGAAAGGAGTTAAGCGAACCATACTAATACTATCTATAGATCCGGCTATACATAAGCATAATTAATTTGGGTGGCACTGGTAACAATTTAAATATAAATCAAAGGAGTTAAATGTAATATGTATAATCAATATAATCCAAATCAAATATATACCTTTATATGTAAATCTCAAAAACTTGCAGGATATTTAATGTTATTTAAAAACTTAAAATTACTTGCTGTAAATCCTTCAAGAGAAGATGAAAACCGCAATGTATTTTTATTTGCTAATACACAAATTTTACAAGATGCAGTAAAAGAGTATAAAGAATGGAGGAATACCAACAGTAATGTCAATTTCAACAACAAATACAATACTAACAACACTAAAACAACAAGCCAACGAACAACTAATACCTTTAAGGAGTAAAATAATGAATAATAGTATATTTCCTAAATTAGAAGAATTATTCAACGTGTTTATGTGTGAAGCAGCAATAGGAAAAACTCACACAATTATTGAAACACTAAAGGAACTATCAGCCACCACGAAAGCATTAAATAATAAACCAATCAAAACTTTAATTGTAACAAAATTTATAGATGAAGGAAAACTAATTGCAAGTGAATTAAATAAATTTAAACCTAATATGGCTAAAGATGAGAATTCTGAAAATAAGGAAAGATATGAAAAGGATCTTAAAAAGTATGAAGTATTAATTATTACTCATGCAATGTATAAAAAACTCTGCAAAGATCCTTATCACAAGCGCAAATATTACATAGCAGAAAGAACAAATCTAATAATTGATGAAGAACTTAATATGGTAGAAATGGACTCACTGGGAGATACAGACATAGACATTATTAGGCGAACCCTAAGAGGTTTAAAATATATTGATGCTGAAGAAAATATGTATATCGATTTAGAAGTAGCATTCAATAGAATCATATCTGAATTAGTTGAAAAGAAGGATCAATGTCACGACAAAACATTAAGATATTTTGAATTTACTAGCACAAAGATAGAAAAAGCAATTGATATGTTAAAATTAATGGTCAATGAGACTCCTTTTACAAATAATTATGAATTCCATTTAGGATATAGCCAGAATATTTTTACAAATAAACTTAAGTTATTAGATAAATTAGAAATATTAAAGAAATATTTTAATAATCCTAAAGTATTAGTTAGTAATAAAACACTTTATACTTTTGATGATGATTTAAAATACTTCTTTCTAGACAATAATATATTATTAGATGCTTCAGCCAAATTTCATGAACTATATAAATTAGGTTCACAATTCAAATTGACTGAAGCAGAGCGCATATTTCCGCATAATAACTGGACTATCCATATGTCTAATACTAATTCAACCAAAACAGCAAAACATAACGATGATAATTTCTATAAGGATGTTGTGGCCCTAATTATCAAAGAATGCGCTGAAAAGGATAATATTTTAGTGTTAGGACTGGAGGAGGATATCGCACATATAAATAATAATTACAGTGATAAATTAATACATTTGGAAAACATTAAATATAGTAATTTTCAGAATATGCGTGGAAAGAATGATTGGAAAGATTTTAATAAATGCTTTATAATTCATACTCCGGTAATGCCAGCACCTTACTATATATTTATGTATATGCTTTATACAGGAGAGGTTCCAACTGAGGAGGAATTTAAATTCCAGAAAATAAATAAAAACATGGGGTTTAAATATAATGAAACATTGGAGAGTTTAAGAAAAACTGATATTATATCTAGTATATATCAAGGCATTAAAAGAATTAATAGGGGAACAGGGCATATAGAAGATAAAGCAGACGTTTATTTGATTAATGGAGATTTAGAGATTGTAAATGTCATTATTCAACAATTAAAAAATATTAATGTAGTTAATTTTAAACTGCATGAAGAGAAAGTTAAGAAATATGATAGTAAGGAGAGAAAAGAAAATAGTTATTGCAATAAATTTATTGAATTACTTAAATTATTAGATGTTAACAAGCAATATCCAGTTAATGATTTATTAGAACAAATAGAATATAAACCAACTAATTTTAGTAGACTATGGAAAGATGATATTGTCCAAAAGATAGTTAATGAATTAAATATAGAATTAATAAAGATTAATCGTATTAACCATATAATTAAGAAATAATTCTAATTCGTCATGAATAACTATATATATTAATATAGATATTGGTGACGAATTACGAATCCTTAATATAGTATAATTGCCTAATTAAAATCCTAAAAACATTAGCTGACAGCGTCTTTTCAATTTTGAGACAAGCTCAAAATAGGACTTGCAAACTCTGATTAAATTTAATCTAATAATAATCCTCTAAATACAGCAAAGGGGAACGCAAGCATAATTTCCGGCAAGTGTGCGGAAATTCTGGTTATATTCTTTAATAATCTTTTCTTTATAAATCCTGAAGATAAAAATAAAATACATTGACAATATTATAAAAATTATGCTATATTTTAAAAGTAAATCAAAATACATAAAAGAAAGAAGGCGCACCCTCATGAAAAAATTAATTCCAATCCTCTCAGTCCTTACCCTTTCCCTCACTCTCCTTACATCCTCTATCCTAACAACTTCCGCTTCTCCTTCAATCATCCCTGGCTCAGATACCTCATACACAATGATAGCACTCGCCACCCACAGCACCTACAATCCATCAGAATCCTGTTACCACACAACTCTAACAAATGAAAATGGCGATGCCTTTATAGTTCTTACAATCGACAATGTTATAAACAAATGGTTTGAATGCTCAGTCGATTCAAATAATACACCGGAAATTATTACAGATGATAAAATAATTGATTTAGGATTGCTAGAGGACTGAATACTAAAATAAAATATTTGTTTGTAAAAACTATTAACCTATGCTATATTAATGGCATAGGTTTTTTATTGTCTCAAATCAAATTAAATTATCAGAAAGAAGGTAAAAATACATATGGTCAAATTAACTGAGCTTAAGCGCATGATCAAACAAAACTCTTTACGTCCTGCATTTTACTCCGAAGGACTAATAAACGTAATTTTCCACTATTCACAACAGGTTATAATCGAATTAAAACAATGCGACCAAACAAAACTATTTCACTATCTGAAAGATATAAATTATGTCGATGAGGAATATAAATTTAATGAGACTCTAGCAATTATTGATCCTGAACTCAAAAACAAACTGGAAAAGTTAAAAGGTAAAAACTATGAGCATACTCAATGTTTAGTCGATACTGGAATACAATTTAGTCAAGCAGGAGCATGGAAAGATGCTGTAAAAACACTATACAAAGTATTTAAAACTGAAAAAGGATTAATGAAAATTAAAGATGAATTTATTTGCATGTTAAATCAAGATATCAAAAAAGGAGTTGTATTAAAAACTAATGAAGCTCACTCAATGATATTTATATATAATAATACGAATGATTGTATAGGCGTATGCATGGGAGAAAAGTTTGAAATGAGCGAACTAACAGAATATACACAATGGGAATCTTAAGGAGCTTTGCAGCTTCTTTTTTTGCCTAAATACCAGAAAACTCTTGATTTATGGGATTGCATAAAGTGTAAAATAATTATTGACATTACCTAAAATAAGCGTATAATAGTAATTAGATAAGTGATATGTACCGAAATGGACGCAAGGTTTTCCTCTTTGGTTGTAGTTCCTAGAGCATAGGCAATCGAATGAATTCCCTTAATCTCCTCTATGAGATATTACTTATCTAAATAGAAATTTTAAGGAGTAATACATATGAAAACAAAAATTAAGCCAACTTGTGGAACTTGCAAATTTGCACTAGAACATAGACCTAAACAGATTAAATGTTCCAATCCTCCTGAATGGATGACTAAGGAAAAATATCCATCAACTTATGAAAGCAACTTAGAAAAAAGAATGAATTGTTTCGGATGTAATGGAGCAAGATGGGAACAAAAGTAAAGGACTTGAAAACAGTCCTTTTTCTTTCTATTTGAAAGGAAGTGAAACAAATATGAGTGTGCCAAAATGCAAAGAATGTGAACATCATAAATATACTTCTATAATGGTACAGAGTAGAGGAAGTGTTTCTTGTTCAAATTTAAAAGACAAACATATTTGCACAATGGATAAAATTTATTTAGAAATAAATTTAAGTGAATTTAAAACGAGTCCTAAATGGTGTAAAAAGAGACTTAATTAGTCTCTTTTACTTTTCTGGTACTAATTGACCATAACCTTATTAAAACCTCTCTAATGGCCTATTTTGCAGTTCTCACAGTATTCTGCAATCCTTTCTAATACCTTCATTTTAAAAGCAATTGAAGTGCCCAATTTATAGGATATGGAATTAGGGGAAAATAATTATTGACATATAATTGTTATTCGTGGTACAATGAATAGTAGACTTATTTTATATTAATTTAAGGAGGGTAGAGGAATAAAAACTAAATATAGCTATAGTAATAAATAAAATTATTAGGAGGTCGAATAAATTTGGCATCGGTAAAACAATTAGAAGTAATAGAAAGAAAACGACAGGAAAAACTTAATAAAGAACATAAATTAATAGATGGCATAGATCATAAATTTTGTAATAAACATAATATATTCTTTCCAGAAGAATCTCCTTGGATAATAGCTACTGAGGAATATTTTTATCGTAATGATAAAAATAAAACAGATTATTTGCATCCAGAATGTAAAAGATGTGGAAGTAAAAAATCATATATAAATATAGTAGAAAATTATGATAGGTTTAAAGAAGGATTAAAAACATACAGACAAAGCGAAAAAGGCAGAAAGCAAGAAAAGGAGAAAAATATTAGACTTAAGGAGAAGGGATCACGAAAAACATGGTGGCAAGCTAATCCTGATAAATTAAGAGGTTATAATGAAAAACATCGAAACCATGATATTCTTGAAAGTGAATGGAAAGCTAATCAGAAATATTTTAACTTTGAATGCGCTTATTGTGGTCTTCCCATTGAAAAACATATAGTTTATAGAAATGGAAATGAAATACTTATGAGTTTCCACAAAGAACATGTGGATGATGAAGGTTATAATGATGTTAGAAATTGTGTACCATCTTGTGGAAGCTGTAATAGTGGTAAAAGAGCAAAGACATTAGATGAATTTTTAGAAAGAGGATTTATAGATGGATTTACTGAAGAAAGATATAATAAAATAATTAAATGGATCACAGAAGATTATAAAAAATATATAATTGAGAAGCCACCATATCGAATTATTAAAAAGAAAAATGAACATGATAATAAATTTCATTGGAATCTATGGAGTGTGGACGAAATGAGAAATACTATTGAAGTCCTTGCTACCAGTGTTAAGAAGAAAGATTTAGATATACATATTGAAAGATTATTTCCTGTACATAAATCATAAAATAATATAAATAAATTTTAAGAACTAAGCAATTGGTTCTTTTTCTTTTATTTTAAAATCCTCCTGCACGCTCACAGATTTCCTGTAATCGTTTATAATCTCATATCTGATATAATCCCACCACTAGCAAAACATAACCCTTTATACCTCATTAAATGTAAAAATAATTATTTACAATATGACTATTTTTATTGAATCTGTGCTATAATATAGGAAATGATACATATTTAAAGGAGGTTTTTTTTAAATGTCTGAATTTAAAATCTACGATGTAAACATTGAAGCACTGGAGGCCAAACTTGCTAAACTCAATAAAAAGGCTGTAAAGCTGAATTGTGAACCCTTTGTGCTAAACATTCTTAGCACTGAGACCATTCGTAACGAAGAACTTAAAACAGAAAACAAAGTCTATACCTTAGAGCTTTCTGGCACTCCTCCGCAAATCGCAAACTGGCAATTCATAGGATCAATTGAACCACACGATAGCGCGAACTTAATTAAAACGATTGCAGGAGAAACTTATCCAGAAAACTACAGAACACACAGTAATTATTGCGAACACTGTCATTCTACTAGAAAAAGAAAAATGCTATATCTAGTTAAAAACACTGAATCTGGTGAATACAAAGCAGTAGGCAAAACTTGCTTAAAGGATTTTACCGGACATACAAATCCTGAAGCATACGCCAGTTTGTTGGAATTATATTTAGATTCTTCGTGGTTGGAAGAATTTGAAGGTGTTCCTGATGGATCAGGATTGCAAAGAAAATATAACCTAGAAGAATATTTATCTTATGTATCGGCATGTATCCGAGATAATGGATGGACTAGCAGAAGTAAAGCTCAAGAAGAATACAAACAAGCTACAGCGGATTATGCAGTCGATGTTTTGACAGCATCAGAAAGCAGAAGAAAAAGATATGGATATCCTGAAACGAATGACCAGGACAGAGAATTAGCTCAAAAATCTATAATCTGGGCTAAAGAACTTGAAGCAGAAAACGACTATCTAAACAACATTAAAATTATTGCACTGGATGAAGTTACAACTTATAAAAATATGGGATTTGCAGCAAGTATCGTTTCAAGTTTTACCAGGCATATCGAGCGCGAAATCGAAAAAGAAATGAAAGCAACATCATCAAAACAAGAATTAATATCTGGCTATGTCGGCAACATAGGCGAAAAGATTCAAACCGAATTAACCTATATAAATACATTCAGTTTTGAAACACAATGGGGAGATTCACACATTTATAAATTTTTGGATTCCGAAGGAAATATTTTTATCTGGAAATCATCAAAATATCTAGAAAAAGTTGTATCTGTTTATATTGAAGAAGATGAAAACAAAACAGAATACAAACATTTTGAACCTATTCGCCAAGGTGAAAAAGTTAAAATCAAAGGAACAATAAAAGACCATAGTGAATATGCAGGAGCGAAGCAAACAATATTAACAAGGTGCAAAATAGCTTGAAAGGATAAAATAGACTAGAGACCAAAAATCTATAGTCTATTTTTTTTTATTACGCACAGAAAGCACTCTCTAAGCGTTTAGAATCTGTTACCCTATATAATTGCACTCTAACACGTTTTAAACCTGTTAAAATAAAAATATAGGCATGATGCCCATAAATGTTAAAATAATTATTGACATTATGCCACAAATCTATATAATAATAAGTAATTACATATTAAAAAGGAGTTGGAGCAATGAAGGAATTAAAGCTTGAACAATTGCAATCCAAATTCGTCGGATCAATTGTAAAAAAGTCCAGTAAATATTATGTTACCTACCCAAATTCTACACGCGAATATGGCTATAAATGCAATTTGAAGCAATTAGCCGAAAAACTTAATATCGAAGTCGAAGAGTTTTTAGGGGATGATACAGTCTATCAGACTAAAAATAAATCTAGTTTTAACCGATATATCACAACTTTAAACAATGCCGAAAAGGAACGCGATATACTTAGTCAAGAAAGCTTTCTTTCATTGTTACCAGAAAACATTAAAAAGGTTTATGAGTTATCACAAGAGGGGGAAAGATCAAATAGTTTTAACAAAGTTGAAAGAAAAGTATTTGTCCTCTTTGCTAAAGTTAACCGCAGAAAAGAAACTATAGAATTGATCATAGATATAAATGAACAACTAAAAATACCATCGACAAGTTATATCAGTTATTACAGAATTTGTACTTTCTCAAATCAATATATTAATACTGAAATGGTAAAATTCGATATAGACCAATTTATTAAAAACAAAGTCAATGAGTTTAAAAATTCCAAAATGTTTTATGAGTAAGAGCTAACAAATAGCTCTTTTTCTTTTCCCTCATACCCATTAAAAATCCATTTTTATAGGTTAAAATAGTAAAATAATATATTGACATATTAAAAAATAAGCGTATAATTATAGATAGTTACACAACTTAATAAAGGAGTTGACCGCAAATGACATACACTGAAAAGTCTGAAAAATGGGCTAAAAAATTGGGTTATGAATCCTTTAATGCTTTATGGATGGCCTCGGAAGAGACTAGGGATTCAGATCACAATCTCTCTTATATTACTCCATATAATGGTAAATTTGTTACATATGACTATAACCTCAGAAAAAAGGATATTAAAACCTTCGATACACTAAAAGAAGCCTACCAAAGTTTATTTAACTAGAGCAAAAACTCTAGTTTTTCTTTTAAATAAAAAGGAGTGGTATATTTTATGGATAAATTGACAAACGAAGAATATGCAGTAAACAACTTTAAACAAAATTTATGGCACGAACTGGAGCCAAACTTTTTAGAATTTATACATGGGACTGTAAAAGAAGAGGATATGAAAACGGACAACGAGAAAATTATGTTTTATAGATTGCAACAGATTTTCGAGACATTGTAGGAAAATGGAATAGACAAATTTTAGAGCGGAAACGCTCTTTTTTCTTTGTCCTGCTTAAGTTTTACATTCATTACATCCAACGCCTTAAAAGTGCCTTTCTACTCCTTAAAACATAATATAATTACTATTTGACGTTTGTATATTTACTATGATATTATGTATCTATAAATAAATTTATAAGGAGTGTTTAATTAATGAGAAAATTACTCAATACATTTTCAGAACTAAAGCCAAATATCTTTCAACTCATTGCACTAAATCAAAAGGGAGATTACGCCAATATAAATTTAAATACCGGAATGATTCTTTATTCTAAACGTCAAGATAACTGGCTTCCCGCCCAAAACAAAATCAGTATTCCAGAATTTGAAGAATGTATGGCTAATAATCCAAAACTATGGTTGTGTAAAGAATTTATTGTATTTAGAAATACTCATGTTGAGGTGTATAATGATTATGTTGATAGAGTAAATAAAATGGAAATAATCTTTAAAGACTAGTATTAACTAGTCTTTTTCTTTGTTTAAAAATAAAATTATGCCAATCATTCAACCCGATCAACTAATTTTCCCTTTTCAATCCTTCACAAACCAAAAACACTGGCACATAAACAGCCCTTCTTGCCATTAGATTGCATTACCCTTTATATTCTTACCTTAACACGTTTTTAACGTCTCAGAATCAAAATAGGGTTAATTGTGGGCCAAAGATCCAATTATAACCTTGAATTGTTTGTAAAATCACTAAAATAAAATAGGACTTAATAAACGCAAAAATAATTGTTTTGCCTATTTACAAGTGATTCAATATCATATATACTAAGTGACATAGAGAAGCACACGCAAACATTCTACTAAAGCTTTTCTACAGTATCAAATCGTTAAATAAAGTTCGATTAAAATTGACCTACGGTAAAAAGGAGGTTCGCCAATCACAGACATTTAACCCTCAGTCCTACATACACCTAAAAACATTCTCTTAGGAGCATCCCTTATGTGCCACCATAATAAACCATGTAAGATTTAGCCGAAAACATCCTATTTTGACTTTGCCTCTAATAAAGGCCAGCTATACGATGTGATTAGACGAAAATCCTCTTCATTCAGTTTTATGGGTTAGGCAGGTGGATAGTGGGTTCCAATAATAGAGAAGATCATAAGCCTAGCAACAGGCGAATTCTAAAGTATAGAAATATACTTTACCCTGATAGGGTTAAAAATCTGAATTGTAGTTTATTTATAGCAAAAAGCTTGTATCAAATAAAATCTCTCTTTTATCTAATCCTTATCCTTTCCTTAAAATATTTCGAACGTGGAGAAGTCCTCTGTGCTAGTATATTCTCTTCAAAAGCTTAATTTTGCGAATGATGCAATTGGCAGCCAAGAAGAAATGAAAGTACAAGATAACGAAACTAATAGGAATATTTTAGAAGGGATAAGGAGTAAGATAAAAACATTCTATAATCCCTTCAGTTTATTCATTATTACAATTTAATCATAACAATTGCTTTAAACTTGCATAACAAAATTAAAATGCAGGTAGTTGTAATTTAATGTTAAATTGTATAAACTTAGATTGAAGGGATTAATTTTCCGCAAAGTGTGAACTTTTATAACAATTTAAGTTTAGACCTTGGGTAAAATTTAAGAATGAAAGAGGTTATAATTATGAACATGTATGCAATTGTCAAGGTTTTTAACACTGGTAAAATGGAGATTCAACAAACCACAATTGGTACTAAGGAATTTGCAGAATCTCAAATGGAAACATGTTTGATTGCCGATGAATCTAACCTATGGAAAAAGTATATTGAAGAATCTATACATCGAAACACTAACCCCAGTGTATGGATTGAGGCTTTAGAAAAATATGAAAAACTATGTGTCGAGTACAAAATTTGTCAAATTGGAGTTATTCTCTAACCCAATCAAAAAGACATTTTATCGTATTTTAAGACTGTATAAACATTTGATTATGCAGTCTTTCAGACTTCGAAGTTTTACTAAACTATGTACTAAATCAAAAATAATTAGTATATAGTTTAGTAAAATAAAAGGAGTGGTTATTATGTTAAGCAAAAAGGAATTCGATGCATTCAGAAAAGAAGCTGAACTAGCTCTAGTGGAATTATCCAAAAAGTACAATGTCAATGTTGAGGCTGGAAAGATCAAGTATACATCAGATAGCTTTAACCTTGATTTAAAAGTCACTAAAAAGGAAGTCAATGGGAAGTCTTTTGAACAGTCTGAATTCGAGAAGTATTGTATCTTGTATGGTTTTCAGCCGGAAGATTATAACAAAACGTTTACCACTAGCGGAAGAAAGTTTAAGTTAATTGGATTTAAAACAAGTGCTAGAACAATGCCTGTATTGGCTCAAAGTGAAGACGGTAAAAATTACAAGTTTGGCACTGATGTAAAAAGGTTATTAAGTGCTTAACCCTTAAAGTTTTTTCGTTATTAGCAACAAAAACAAAATAACAGACATAAAAATTTGTTGCTAGTGTCGAGTAAATTAGAAGGAGTGAAGTTAAAATGGCAAGAAGAAAACCAACCACAATGTCATGGAACATCAAGCAAATTAACACCATGATCAATAAGGGAACAATCCTCTTTACTCATCCCCTTCAACGTCCTACGGGCCAATGGGAGCAAGCAGACAAATCCTTATTAGTGGATTCTCTTTTAACCCTCTATTGTCCAGATTGTTTCGCCATCAAAGAAAAGACAGAGAATGGTAATACATACAGCATCATTGATGGCCTTCAAAGGTTGTCTACTATTCATGAACTTCTAGCAGACAAATTGACTATGACAGAATTAGAAGACTTTTGCCTAGATGCTACCGGAAATGAAGTCTATAACATTTCAGGTAAAACATGGTCACAATTTCCCGAAGAAGTTCAAAACGAAATAATGGGTTATACTTTAGGTCTTAAAGTCTTCGAAATCGAAGAGGGAGACGATGAAGAGTCAATCATTGAAGAAATCTTTTACCGCCTTAATAACGGTAAAGGAATGTCACTAGAGCATAAAGCACTAGTAAAAGCTAGTCATAAGGTGCAAAAATTTGTTCACAGAATCGCAACAGAACACAAACTATTTACTAACATTGCAAAGTATTCTGAAAAAGCGGTAAAGAAATCTGATATTCCAATGACCATTATGCAAGCTATTCTCCTTATCTCAAGACTAGATTATCCTAGCCTAGCAGCAAAGGACATTGAACTGGTATTCTCGAAAAACGAAATAACAGATCAAGTCCTAACACTTGTGGAAAATTCCTTTGATCTTATTGCAAAAGCATTTCCAGAACAGCACAAATTCGTTACAAAAATAAATATTGTGTCAATGGCATATCTTTTCGCGAATAGTTTAAACCATGACCAAACGATTGTTAATCTTTTGAGATATGTTAATCAAGAGGTTAAACCAGGAGACTCCTACAAAGGATATACAGGCTCCGGTAATGTCAAGAAGGAAAAGACTATTAACAGACTTAAAGGAATTCTCAAATTGTGTAAAGTTGATGATATTGGATTACCAGTGATGGAAGAAGCTCAAGAGGTTGAAGAAGTAATTGATCAAGAGGAAATCATTGAAGAACAATGGGAACAGCCTCTACAAGCTGAAAACCTTGAATCTTCTATAACAGATGATCTTGTAGAGTTCAGCGATGAGGCAGGAAATCTAGAAGACGCTAAAGCAATTTTGAGTATTGTAAACAATGTTGCTTGAATTGTAAAATAATTATTTAGGTAATTAACCGAAAACCTATATTAAATTTATCTCTAAAATGGTATACTATTTATAACAAATGAATGAAGGAGCGTGTTGGAAATGGATCAAACAATGTATCAACAACTATTAGCTTTAGGTATGCAGGAATCAGAATTAGATAATCATTGCTCTGATTTGTACGTTTTGAAAAATGCAATTTCCACAAAGTTCGTTAATGAATACGAGTTCAAAATGAACGTAACAACATTTAGAAGCGAACTAGAAGACAGACAAATTTGGTACGAAATACCTTTTGCTTATACAGAGTATCATACTAAAGGTATAGTCTATTAAAACCCAACATTGATGACATTTTGCAGAGTGACTAGGGACTATAACGGTCTCTAGGTAATGCACAAGGAAGGTCACAAGTCCTTCCAATTGCTAATTTTTAAGGGGGAAAATACATATGTCTAAATCTCTTCAAACTTTAAAAACCAATATTACTAAAGGTTCGCAAAGACTTTCCAAAGCTACTATTAAAAACATTGTCAACGCAGGAGAATTTGAAAAGATTGAACTTGCTTATTCTTACGATGGAAGAGAAGTCCACAAAGGAACTTTGATCGAAAATCCTGTTGAATGGTTCAATAAGGAATATGACTCTATTGATGTTCGACTCTACAAAGTAGAAAAAGGTTTAGTTTTAATCCATTTACATTTTCATTCTAATTTATGGTATGGTCTACATATTGATCTAAACAAAAACTATGAAACAACCAATGCACCAGCAGGAACAAAGGAGGAAAATAAAATTCAAGATGTTCAAGTAACGGAAGCCAAAAACTATCTTGATACCATGCAAGCAAAATTCAAAACTGGCGAAGGAACAGCAGAAGAACTAAGAGCTTATTATACATACCTAATTGAAAATGTTGATTCTGTAAAGGCTGTAATTCTTGACATGCTGAACAATTCTGAAAAGCACAAAAGGAAACGTGTAAATACTAAAGCTGAATTAACTCAAGATTACTATAACAACATGGTCGAAGCTCTTGTATATCATGTTCAAGATGCGTTATCATATGAAATTGACTTTACTGACATTAAAGGAGCAAGACAAAGAGCAATTAAGGCAATTCTTGATAATACCACTGATGAAATGATACAAGAACATTATATGAAGACTAAAGCAACGGACGAAAAATATGCAGAACAGCGAAAAGAATTAATCGAAGCAATCAAAAACCCTCAAACCTTAAAAGACTTCGAAAATGTTAGGTATTACCGCAAAGACAAAACCTTAACACTAGAAGAACAAGAACGCTATGACAGAGTATATTCTCTTGCTCAAATTGAAAAGAAAGTAAATCAAGAGCAAGAAAAAGCAGAAAAGGCATTATCTGTTGTCACTACTTCCGATCAATATACCATTATTGAAGATATTGACACAAGAGACAATTCTCAAATTTGGGTTGTAAAACTCAATAACAGAGTTGGCAAGGATGATTTTAATTATATCAGATCCCAAATTATGAAACCTATTGACGGTTATTATTCACGGTTTAAAGGTGGCTTCTTGTTCAAGTATGATCCTAGTGCTAAACTTTTAGGAGAACAGGTAGAGCAACAGGAAGAACAAGTAAAAGAAGAAATAAAACATTCCGATAAACTCCGTAAGGTTGCCGATAATATGCAAAGCACAATTGACAGTAAAAGAGCAGACAGATTGACCAACACGGCAAGACGTGCAAGGATGGCAGCAGGGCAAGAAGAACAAGCAGAAAGCATGGAATTTATACAGGGAATTCTTCGCAATGTTGCAAATGCTATTGATAATCAAGAACTGACTTTCATTGATAAAATTGATTCTAGAGCACAAATTGACACATTAGAAAACATTTTAGTTCGTGCCAACTGGGAAAAGAAATCTGTTGAAAAGATTGATTATAAAATTTGGCATGAATCCCCAATAACGGCAGACTATATCAAATACGCAGAAATCCCCTCTAGCAAAATTTCTTTATATCGTTTACAATCTATTATTAATGAAATCAAAAATACTGATGGATTTAAACTCATTGCAAACAGATTGCAAAAACTTATTGACAGTGCAAAGCTGAAGCAAAAAGATATTCACCATGACCCCTTGATTGACATTTCAGATTATGACTCTGAACTTGACAAAATCTATAAAAATACTGATGTTTTGAAGAATCAATACTTTGAAACAGCCATCGAAGAACGCAGAAGATTGTCAAGAATGGGCATAGAATCAGTTGAAGAACTAAGAACATATCTAAGAGAATACTTCAATTATCGGACTGTAAAAAGCTCAATTGATCCCACCGAACAGAAGATTAAAGAGTTGGAAAGAAAATTCAAGTTCGATCAAAAAGGCGATATTAATTTTACTCCTTCAAACATTGCCCTCCAAATGATTGAATTGGCTGACATATCCAATAACAGCAGAGTCCTTGAACCTTCAGCCGGAATCGGGAACATTGCAGACCAAATCAAAAAATTTACTCCTAATGTTGATGTTTGTGAACAAATGTATTCTTATTCTGAGTTATTGACTCTCAAGGGGTTTAATGTTGTTAGTTCTGATTTCTTGCAGTATGAAAATAACAATTATTATGATTGTATTATTATGAATCCCCCATTTAGCCAAGAGCAGGAACACATTAAACATGCTTATAATTTGTTAAAAGTAGGTGGTAAACTCATTGCTATTACTTCACCACACTGGACGTTTGCCAATGACAAATCATCAAAAGAATTCCGGCAATGGTTCGAGAATTTAAATGGTGAAATTGTGGAAGAATTAGAATCAGGAACTTTTGAGATGACGCAAGTTAGATCAAATATAATTATCATCAACAAAGACACTGAGACCATGCAAAAGGCTGTATAAGCTATAACATCCATGTTACAAGGGTTCTAGGGTATCCCTAGAAAATACCATTACTATTTATCAAAATAATTATTTTTAAATTCACTCTATCAATACTTATCAAGTCTATGACAATGTGATACAATAAGTCATGGACTTGAAGCAACAAATAATTATTTTGATAATGCCTAAGACCCTGCAAACTATATAACAATCATAACAATAGGTTGCAGGTGTTTGGAGTTTATCAAAGTAGATAAAGTATGATAGACTATATTTAATTAAGGAGGGTACATATTATGTTAGAAATGAAATACGGTGCAATTGTCAAACATAATGACCAATTAGGGGAGTTAGTCACAGAAGATGGTAAATTCTATTTTCATCCTGTCAAATATGGTAATTACTATTGCTCAGACCTAACCGAAGCAACTGAAGAAAATATACAAGAAACTTCCCACGAAGAAAAGATTGAATATCTTAAACAGGAGTTCCCATGGGGAGAAATTATCAAAGTTCACACTATTGGTGAATATATCATTTTTGAATATATTAGTGGTTATGACTTTAAAAACGAAGGGAACACAGTTATTATGTTTCATGCTTATATGAATTACAAAAATATTTCTAGGTCATATCATTCTCTAGACTCTTGCTTGATCGGAACATTGGCACATAAATATGATGGAGCCAACAGCCAGGCAGCTACATTTTTCAAGCGCATGGTTAAAATGTAATTCCATTCAAATACGAATTTCAAATGAGTGAAAGGAAGTTTTAGAATGAACATACATGATTTAACAAGACTATTAGATGGGGAAGAAATGGAAATATTGAATGGAACAGGTAGTATTTTAATTGACTTTGAGGCAAATATGTTTTTAGCGGTAGTCAATGGGAATTCTCTTAATCTTCATAAGACAATTGAAGAAGCAATAGAGGAAATTAAAGACTATAATGAAGAAGAAAATTAATTGCAGAGTGGTAGAGCGTTATAACAATCACGCTCTATTAATGCACAAAGCAGGTCACAAGTCCTGCTAAGATGCTAAATATTGAGGAGAGTGTATTATGATTAATGAAGAAAATGAAAAGGCAATCAATGAGATTATGAAACATTTTAAACTGCAAGAAAAAGACAGATTATTTGTTACTATAATGATCACAGGAACTTATGAAACAGGGAAGCAAGACGCAAAAAAGGAAATGCTTGAATTTTTACAGACCAAATAAAACTTACATTTGCTGGTAGTATATGGTAGAATATCTATAACACAAAGTCAAATTTCGATCCACGATTTTAAAATTATGATGGAAGAAAGAGGTAATGTAAAATGAATAAAGGTACATTAATTTTTGACAATGGCGGAGGATTAACCTTACAACTCAATAACAGTTACGCTCACTGGTATCAAAACATGAACCAAGCAGCAGAAGATTTGAAAGTATATATTAAGGAAGGAAATACAGAAGGTTGGGAAGGTCATGAAGAAAGTGAAATGGAATTAAATCCTCAGTATGATCAAATTCAAAATGGAGGATATAGAGTTTTCTCCATAGAGGATATTATTGCAATGTCAAAAGATGAATACACCGATACCGGATGGGGAAATATTAGAGATTTTTGCATAGCATTTAATAATTAATTGTATCTGGAGAATAGGCAATAACAGCAAACTCTATAACAGTGGTGCTATTGCCTTCCTTTCGAGATAAAGTTGATTAAAGGAGGTTTTTGGTTATGGATAAAGATTTAAGAGATATTATTTCGGATTATATTTATTCACAAGTTAAAGTAGATACAGAAGAGAATCGCGAAAAAATAACAGAGGAAGTTTATCAATCATTGTCTAAAGAAATTAGTGTTCTTAATGTAAAAATACCTTTTCTTATTGGTCAACGTATCAAGCAAATAAATCAATAATTTGAATGGAGTGAATAAATTATGACTAATGCATGGAATGATGTTGACACCACTATGTTAAAAGAAAAGGAAGTTATTAAACTCATGAATGCCAAAGGTTATCAAACGTCAACTTTTCAAGAATTTGAAAGAGACCATAAGCACATGGTTAATGATTCAGTACGACAAGTTGCGACATGTAAACATAATCTAGATGTAATGAAGAGTCCAAGGAATATTGGAAAGTTCTATACTGTAAAAATGTCTAATGGTTTACAGGTTAGAACATGGGAAGTAAGATAGGGCCACAAGTGCCCTCTAAACCTTCTAAACTCTATAATACACACAAAACTACACTTGATGAGTTTAGAAGGTTTAGAGGATGTTTGAATCCTAAAATAAAATAAAAGGAGGCCACAATCATGAGCAAATTAAAATTAATCCAAGAATTCAAAAATATCTGCGACACCCACCATATTCCATTTACTTTTGAAAACTTTGAAAAACTTATCGCTCATATTTCCAAATAATTTTACATATTTTATACTATTACTAAATCTAAAAATAAAATTATGAAAGAAGGAATTAAAAATGGCTAAGATTAAAGGAACTAAGAAATTATTAACTCTCCCTGTATCAAAACTTAATACTCTGTACTTAGGTAAGGAAATGGTTTATAGGTTCTATCCCGGCAACATTATCCATATTGCTTATCTAGGAGGTTTAGATCCTATGCCTTATTGTGAAGTACGACTAAGAATTTGGAATAACAAAACTGTTACCAAAATCATGAAGCTTTCTGATGTTGTTCTAGTATCTTCTGGAAAAGTTAAAGTAGCTTAATTTGTGTAACTTATGGATACATGGTATAATGCAAATATAATTATTACAAAATGTATTGTACCATGTAAAAATTAAGGGATATAAGTTATCAAGTCAATATCTCATTTATGCTATAACAATGAAGGTTAGGAGGTTGTCGAGTTATTATGTCAAATGTATTAAAATCTAATCATGATATCATATCTCAAGAAGCATGTCAGAAAGGTTTTAATTACACTGGAGAGAATCTATTTACGTTCGAGCAATGGAGACAAAGAGGGTATGCTGTAGTAAAAGGTCAAAAAGCATTCCTTAAACTTAGATTATGGTCTTATGGAGAGAATAGGAGATTCATTCCTGCTCAATTGTTTTCAAGAGAGCAAGTCACTAAGGTAAATTGTGGTATAATGTCAATATCAGCATAACAATTTAGTATCTGACGTTGACGATATTTCAATTAAGTTATTAGGAGGAATTATTATGATGCAAGATGAATACAAAAAAGATTTCTTTAGTCAAAAGTTTTGTTGGGTATTAGATGGTAGAACATTTTGGCAACCTAAAATGCAAAGGAATACTTAATTAGGATGCAAAAACGAACAGAACAATTTGCTGTAGGTTATTTGGTATTATTAAAAGATGAATATTTTAGATTAAAAGAGCAGAAAGAACAGACAAATCAATTAGAGGAATTATTAAAGGATTCTATATAAGCTCTTTAGCGTTGATACCTATGTCATTTAAACTATAACAGCGAGGCTATAATGGTACAGAGGTATTTATACTAAAGTCCTTGTGGACTTAAATTAAGTGAAAGAAGGAATTATTATGTCAATTAAATTACCTATTGTGAATGTTAAAGACATTAATTGGAATAATCATGATTCATCTTTTAATATATTCCAAGATATTATGGTAGGAGACATTGCGGTAATAGAAAACAAATCTGAATGTATTCTCCCTTTAGATGATGGTGAATATTGTGTTACTATTGATAATGGTAATGTATTTATTGAGGAAGCATTTTCGTATGAAGAATGCAAAATATTGTTTGGAGAAGAATTTGGTAAATCGTATGTCTACTTTATTTCCCTGTTAACTGAAAATTGTTATGATAATTATGTAGAAGGCAAATATATTGAAGGTGACGGCTTACCTGTTTGTGTAGATTTTTCTGTTGCCAAAGGATTTGATAATATTGAAGATGCTCATAAATACGCCAAAGAAAAAGCGAATTTAAAATTAGGTGAATACGCTATTCATGGATTTTATATTTGATCCATTAAAACTATTATTTTATGCCATATTATGGATTTCAAAACCCTTATAACAGTAGGGTTTCAGAGGTTGACTGTTTAAAATTATTTGAAGAAAGAAGGAAATTAAAATGTTTGAATGGTTAGTAGAAAAAGGAGTAGAGGTCAACGGAAAATGGGGAGAAATTAAAGAATATAATCCAGAAACTAAAAAATTCATTATTGAGTATGTAGATGATGAAATTTTAGAAGAAGTAAATATTTTTAATACGGAGGTAATATACAACATTGATTGGTTTGAAAATTGGCAAAAGAATCTAATGACAGGATTAATTAGAAATGAAGGCAAAATAACAATCCATGTATTGTCAACATCAAGTGGAGATAATTGGTCTTTAGAAATATATAGACATAAAACATTGTTACCAACTCCAGAATATCAAGAGCAAGTTATTTTAACTAATTATGTAATTGTAGTATGTGGTGAGGTAAAAGGGAACGTATTTACTAGACAAATTAAAATATATTCTGGATGTGCAATTGATGAAGAAAAAGAATTTAGCAAATGGATTGAAGAACAGATTGAAAAAGTATCAGAATTCAATAATACCGAGCATTGGCAAGTTCCATGTAGCACTATAGTATTTTCAGATTGTTTATGTACTAAAGAAGAGAGTGATTTACTGCACGAGATGTTTAATGATGTAAGAGGATAAATAGCAAGCTTTATCGGAAATATGAGAGGAGAGAAAATACTATGGAAAACGAAATCATGAAAAATTTAACTGATACTGAATTAATTGTACTATGTAATGATATTTATGACTGGGATCATGGAAACGGAACTTTAAACCAAGATAGCGAACTAAGGAAATTTCATATAAAGCATGAAAAATTGTTTTATGCAGTCCAATATCTTAGAGATGATATTATAAATGAAGCTTATAATAGATTTCATAAGGTTGCAAAAACTTTAATTGTCAGTAAAGCAGGATTATTTATCAAGTAACATTGGTCTGAGCCAGTATAAAACACCTTAAGCTCAGAGCGTTAGTAGGGTTTATAACAATCCTGCTAGGTGGTATAACAATAACAGGGAGGATGATTTTAATGATAGATTTAGGCAGAATTCAAATTCCAACAGAAGATAATTTAATTCTTCAAAAAGAGATGTATGACTTAATAGTTGAAGAATTGAGTGGGAAAGAAGTTAAGGAAGATATCAAGATAGAATGGAGAGGTAATAATTTAGTGTGTCATAAAACTAAACAAGGGGTTATTAAAATCAGACAATATGATGAAGATTTTAAAAAGTATGCTCATTGGAGATTTACCAAAAGGAAAGAGTTTAATTTTGATGAGTACAAACGAACCATATAGAAAGTAAAACTTATGGGAATTAAGAAAGGAATGATTAATTATGGCATCTAAACAAATAGCGGAAATTAAAGCTTATGAGTATGATACCAAAGAAGAAATGGAAAGAGAAATTTATGCCTTGCGAGATTCTAAAGAATGGAAAGTTCAAAATACTTATGAATTACATGGAAAATGGAGAGCAGAATATTTTAAAATTAATCTGTACTAGTGATTTAAGCCCATATTAGCTATAACAGCAGACACTTATAACAGCATGGGTTGTGACGTTGTGGGCTTATATTATAGCATTGATTGCTATTAAATAAATTTATTGGAGGTAAATTATTATGAAAATTAAAGTAGATTTATTTTGTTTAAAGGACATTAAGGACATTTCATTCGATTGCACAAGTGGCAATATGTATTCGGTAATTCTTGATACTAATAGTTCATATTTTGGCAGTCATATTAAACATTTAGTCACAAGATTAAATGAGGGTTACTTCAAAGTAAATGCTCCTTGGAGGTATATACCTAAACATCATGAATTTGAGTTTATGCAAGTGAAATCATGTAGTCAACATTGTTAAAGATGAACACATTAATGACCATATTGAGTATAACAAATTGTTTAGATTCTGAAGAGCATTATTTGTAGACGGAGAATGTCTTAATACGGGATACCTAAATAGTGAAGAGGTTAAAAAATGGAAGGATAAAATTAAAGCAATGAATATTGATTCTTCCATTGCATCAGAAAAATATCATTAATTTGTAATATTTCAAAAATTACAAAACCCCCGAAACCCTTACTACACTAGGTTTTTATAATTCAATATTTGGCATGAAATGTTATTTTTATTTGGCAGGATAGAAAGGAAAATGAGAATAAAAATGGAAATAAAACATTCTTGTTGGAATTGTCTTAATTTAGATTGTGATCATGTAGAATATAAATCCTGTACCAAAGGACACAAACTTAAATTTATCTTTAATATCAATGATTGTTCAGATTGGAATGGTTAATCTAAAATCTCAATTCTTGTATAACAGCAAGCAGTATTTATTGCAACTTTATTTTATATTAATCATAAACTCTATTGTAATTTATCCCAAATTAGAATATAATGTAACCAAGAAATAAATATTGAAGGAGTGATACGTATGAATGAAAATTATATCGTACTCGAAGGAGAAATTGAAAACTCAGATGAGGATTGCACATTTGCTAAAATTAGAAAAGGTGGTATATCATTAAAGCAATATAACTCTGAAAATAAGAAGACAAGTACAATTTACTTAACAAATGAAGAGGTTGCTAGACTTGCAAGTGAATTATTTGTTAAAAAGAAGTATTGATTATCCCAGGAAAGGCAGAATTTAATGTATTATGAAAGGAATGAATTTTAATGGATGAATTAACAGACAAAGAAAAGGAAGTTATTTACAATCTTATTGGTGAAATGAACTATTATGAAATCATGAATATATTATGTAGGACGTATGAACTAGAAGAATTAGAGGATCATAGAAATATTCTTCTTAAGTGTTTGAAAAAGTTTAAAAAGGAGGATGATTAAAAATGAAAGTTTGGATACATGAATGTGGTGGAAATTTAAGTAATATGACAAACCAAATCAATATCTCAGAACCTATTGATTTTGCTCTTGTTGTAGGAGATAAATCATATAGGATGCAAACAGATAGAGATGGTAATTTGATGATTTCCTTAATTAATGGAGTTGACGCAAGATTTACAGCAGATAAAGGTTATCCCACTATTAATCTAATTCAAAAACATAATGTTCCAGATGATTGGTATGGACATTTAAAAGACTATAATAATTAGATTAAAATATAACTTTTCTGGGAGTTTAAAATAAAAATAAAGAGGAGTGTGTACATATGAAAAAGAATTTAATACCTGCTATTGGAAGTACAAATAGAATGGGTAGAACTTTAACAAATGAAGAAAAAGTATCTTTCGCTCAAAGAAATCTCTTCAAAATCTCCAAGAAACAAATGGTAAGAAGAATACTATCGTTTATCAATAACAATAATATATCTCATGCCGATAAAAAGCTTTTCAATAAAATTCTGGGAGATACTAAAATTTTAAACAAGCTTCAAATTTGCACAGATGGTTCATATGTTAGTGGTCGAATCTATTATAAAAACTTCTTTAATGATTCTGAAAATGTTGCGATGATTACTGGAACGCATTGGTACGATCATTATGTAGAAAATATGGGCGTAAGTACACTTGAAAAACTTAATTATATGAAATATAATTTTGAAGTAATATATTTACATTTGGTTGACGACAGCAAGGCATTGGAAGATAAAATATGGCAAGACGAAATGGATGAATTAATGCTAGATATTGATGATTATTTTGGAGAAGATTATTACTATGAAGAAGCATAGTAGATGATCCATTAAAAACAGTCTTTGGTTTGGTTATAATTTAAGAAAGAAGGTAATTTTAAATGAAAAGATACACATTAATCTTAAACATTATCTTAAAAAGTGGTAAAGAAAAAAGATATGAAAGTTTTAACCCTGAAGCGATGACTAAAAAAGAAGTCGAAGAAATAGCCGACTCATTTAAAGATATTATGGATAAAACATATAAAAATGAAATAGTTGGAACAATAACCCTTAAGAATCGTTCTGGTACAGAAGTGTTAATTAACTCAGCAGAAATAGCTTTAATTGAATTTGAAATAGTGGAATGCTAATAACAGAGGGTTATTTCCCTCACTCATGTCCATTAATTAATATTTGTGGATGTGATTGAAGGAAATAATTATTTTTAACTTATTGCAAATCTTATACCATTATGATATAATTATTTTAAGTTAAAGAAAGGTGGTTATTACATATGAGCGAAAATATATATCAAATAAATGGTTATGAGTCCAGAAAACACTATCTTCAATGCATGTCAGACGATTATGGTGTCCCTTTAGACGTTGTATATTCAATGGCAGACATTATGCCAGGAGAAGAATTTGACGGCCTAGTTAATGCATTAGAAGATACCGAAGGAATGTTTGATGAAGAATAGGTAAAGGAAGGGAAGTCTAATAAACTTCCCTTCATACTAAAATAAAATTATTAAGGAGCGTGTCACTATGTCTATCAATTTCAAAAGTCTATTCGCTGAGGCAACAATACATAATTCTGAATATGTAACAAACAAACACATCTTAATCAAAAAATCTATCCTAAAGAAATCTCAACTTGCATTCATAAACCAATTCCCTCTCGACACTAAGTTAATCCAATCTCTATCCAAAACAATTGAAAATGAATCTAGAAAGCCAATTATCACTGAATTTATTCCTCAATCAATTCTAGAAGATAATCTCTACAACATCATCGTAACTGAACTAGACGGGGGTTATAAAGGAGATAATGAATCAATATTTAAAGTATATCCTGCAATCCAAGAAGAGTATTATAACTTCATTCTATCTCTAAGATGCAAAATATTCATTGTTAATAATGATCAAGTAAACCCACTAGTAATCTATAACAACGACAATGAATTTGTTGGGATAGTGTTACCTGTAAAAGTAAAATATTGTGATATTCCAAATGCTAAGAATTACATTGACTATCTTGCAGAACTAAAATTAGAACAAGATGCAAAAGAATTAGTTAAACAAAATTCTAAGAAATGCTTGTATATCAAAGATAATAAGGCAATAGTCAGAAATAAGGAATTAATCTGTGTGTCAGATTCAGTAAACGACAATACTTATGATAATCTCTATATTGAAAGATATATCAATGATAGTCCAGATGCTAACGTGTATATTGATTTAGGAATTGTTTGTGTATATATCCGAACTATAAGGAAAGACATGTTAGTTGAAGATATTAAATATTATCTAAGCAATTTATCCAATTACACATTAGAAATGGCTCTAGCAAACATTTATAACCGCAAGAACAATAATCAATTTATCAATGTTGCAGACATTAAACTCATTGAACTATCTGGAGCCAGCGAGCAAGAAGTTCAAGAACTAATTGATTATCGCCAAGAATGGTATGACAGAAAAGCTAAAGAGGATCAATTAAAGAAATCTAAACAAGACCAAAAGGAGCATAAATAATGGATAATAAAATTTATAATACTGGCGATATAGAAAGAGACATTTTTCGTATGGCGGGGAGATTAGCAGGGTCACTATATAGTGTAGGATTAAAAGATGAAGCAATGGAGTTTACAAACAAAGTAATAGAACATCAAGACGATTGTAAAATGATACTTAAATTATGTATTGAATATACTAAATTAATAGAAGAAACGAAAGGAAGATAAAACATGAAATTAAATTTAACAATCGTAGGAAAATCAATACAAGATATTAGAAATGCTATGGAGGCATTTATGGAAGATTTTAAAGACAATAGATTAGATAGCAATTGCAATTGGCCTCTTAATGATGGAAATGAAACTAAAATTGATTATGATTTTACAGACGGAAATGATGTCTTCAATAAAGGTATGGAAGGTGAACAATGGGGGGAAGAATTAAGAAAAGAAGTTAGGAAGGGAAGAAAGGATTGATTAATTATGCGTGAAGTAAACGAACTTATCAACTTAATAACTGAAATAAGTAATGACCCATATTTAACTTATCAAGAAAGAAAAGATAAATTAAAAGAACTCAAATTAACTTATGAAGAAATGGAATCAATTTTTATGTCAATGTGTGGAATATGGACTAGTTTAAAGGAGTTGGAAATTGAATGTTAAGTGCTAAATTTGAATTTGATTTCTCTGATGATAAACTTATCTCAAGATTGATTGAAGAATATAATGAATGCGAAAGCAAAGATTCAGATATTGTTTTAAATCTAAAAGGTCATGAGTTGCAAGCACTTTTGATTAATTTAATTATTGGTCGAATTCCATATCAAGTATGTACAAAATATGTTTTACCTGAATTGGCAAATAAGCAATTGAAAAATCAAAGCATTTGAAAACTGCGATTTTAAGTGATAATAATTTTAAAAAAGGAGAATGAGAGATGTTTGATAAAATTGAAAGCCTAAATACTATTATGAATCTAAACTTAAATATACATCAATTCTACATACCTAAAACATATGAAGAATATCATAATCTTGTCGATAAATTTGAATTTTGTACTATAAGAACAGATCATAAATTTATATCAGAAGATTTGCCATTCTACATATTTAATAAACAAAAAGACAATGATGAATATCTTGATTTAATTTGGGATGAAGCACAAGGGAAACAATACAAACTTATCATAAGCGATGGTATTAAATATGATAATATTCAAAAATACAACATGGTCGCAAAAATACAAATGAATGGAGATTTTATATTTGAAGCATCTGACTTAAAAATTCCACTTAGACATATGTATAGACATCCTTCTTCATTATTATCTTGTACTGGAAATTTGTCAGAAGGTATTCACCTTTGGCATATGTTTAACAAAAGATATGGAATAAATAAATTAATAATTAGGAGAGATTTGTTAACATTATATAATTTTGGATTATTTGATAAGTGGTTAGAGGTAACGAAGTATCCTATTCCAGTTGGCATTAAAGAGGAAAATATTGTATTTTGGCAGATAAAGTAAAGCCAATGAATCAGCAATTTGAAAGGAGGGAATTATAATGATATATCAATTAAAAGCATATTATGGTGCATTAGTAAATGGTAAGGTTATATATTCTGCCGAATTGACTTTTGATGACTGTACAAAATTACTAACTGAACCTTTAGATAGTGATTTTCTTAAAGATCATATAACTAATAAAATTATTGGGGATGGTTTTAATTCTGATGATTTCACTTTTGGTTGGCTTACTAAAGAACAGTACGAGAATAAAATTGAATCAAAAGTTGATAAAAAGATTGAAGTAAAGAATAATTGAAAAGTCAGTTCTATCCTGTAAATTGAAAGGAGTAATTAATAATGCAAAAGCCAAAATTTGAAATAGGTGATAGAGTAAAACATTACAAATATGGTAAGGGTATTATCCTTGGTAATTATCACAAAAGAGGAGAATATTATTACTGGCATATCCAATATGATAATAATACATTTGGATATAATACTGAACAAAGTTTAAAATTGATAAGCAATAGTTTGAAACCATATATTGAATTTACAAAGGTAAAATATAAATACAATCCTAATTATGGAGATGATAGAATTTGTAAATGTGGTCATCCTTATTATAGACATTTTGATTCTTATGAAGACAATTATCCTTGTGGATGTAAATATTGTGATTGTTCAACTTTTGAAGAGGAGAATAAAACAAAATGAGAACATCTAAAATATTAATACCTAAATATTATATTGTTGACCATGACACACAAGAAAGATATGATTTCCCAGACAATAAACCGATTCCAAGGATTGGCGAAACTATGGAGATTAAAAGTAGAATTTATGGAGTAATTTATATTATTCATGTTCCAGAACGAAGGGAATATTTAATTGTAATTGAAGATATGACAGATTATTTAATTAGTATAAAGAAGGAGAACAAAACAAAATAAAAATCACACAAACCCTAGAAGTTTCCAAGCAAGAGAAAAATATCATCTATAATGCATTAGAAGCATACATTAGATATCTCACAGAAATGCTACCAGACAGTCCAGAAGGTGCAAGTAAGACGTTAATTAATACTACTCTAACAGATACTAACAGATTATTGTCTGAAATGTCACAGAGCATGTAAAAATTAATTAAAGGTAATTCCATCCAACATGTCGAATTGTCTATTAATCAAATCAAATTTAATCTCAAAGAAACAAAATAAATCAATTTTAAAAGGATGTGATTAAGATAGAATTCAAATCAAAAGTAAATTGCATTTTTTATAGACGTAAAATATGTATGCTTCATTATCCAAAAAATAAATGTGAAGGATTATGTAATAAATATAAAGAAACAAATTATGGTGAAACTAAATTAATACTATTTATAATGTTGCTTGTTTTGATCTTTATGATTTATTGTTTATTAAATAGTTACGATGAATTTAGTTTTTGAAAGGAGAATTAAATAATGCAAAGAAACTTAACCTTAGAAGAAGTAATACTACTCAATAAATCTAAAGTAGAAATGCTTAAAAACAAATATAATATTCAAATTAATGTTCAAACACATAGTATTGGTATGGGAGATAAGGGATATGATTATTGTATTTACAATCCTAAGAATGGGAAATCGTGGTCTAGTGATATAGATGGAGAGCGTTTGGAAACAGATGTGTTATGGGTAGTTTATTAAAACCAAGTAATTAAAATTCGACTTTTATTGGATAAGAAGAAAGGAGAAAAAATAATGATATACTTAATGGGAAAAGAATTAAATCTAAAAGTATCTATGGATATTATGGATCAATTAGATGAAGAATTATGTAAATCTTGCTCAATGATTAGTAACAATTGTAAAAATGAATACTGTGAAAGATATGAGACAGAATTTGATATTAGAAAGGAATTCATAAACAATGAAGCCAAATAAAACAATCATAGAAATGGATTCTTCTAAATTACTCAAAGCATTTGAAAGTGAAGTAAATGAATATGGCGGTAAGAGGTATGATTTTTTAGGGAATATTATGCCAAGGTATAATCAGAATAGAATTAAAATGTTGAGAACTGAATTGTTTAGGAGATTAGGATTAGTTAATGAAGAAAGTGATATTCCTACATTAAATGATGAATTTTTTGCGAGTGTTGATAAAAGTATTAAAGACAAATTAACAATGAAATATGGAGAAATTATTGAACCACCTTCAAATGATAGCTATATTAAACTGGCTGAAGAAAGTAATATTAAGATAAGAAATAGTTTTAAAGTTCCAAGTCACTTATTATAAAATGTGAAGAAAGTATAAGGAGGAATAATTAATGAGAGAAGGACAAAGAGGTAAGTTCATAGGTAACGAAAATTATGATGGTGATCTAATGGGAGGAGAATTATTTACAATTACAGAGTTAATTGAATATTTTCCTGAAGAAAAGAGTTGGGTATTTAAAATGGAACTAGATACTGGAGGTGGAGAATGTTTATTAAGTGATATGGTTGAAATGTTTACCGAAGCAGATGATTTAATGACGTTGAAAAATTTGATTAATAAGTATCCAGAGCAAGCAAATCAATATTTAGGAATAAGGAGGAATAAGTAAATGAAATATATACCAGAAGATATGAATACTAAGGTCAATGATAATGAAACATTATTACAATTCATCAGAAATAGCGAGAAGGAATTCGGTATGAATGTTGCTAATCTTGGAGTTATGACAGATAAAGAATTCAATGATTATATTTATTTTCTTGATGATTTGTGGTGTAAATAATGATATTTAAAATAATTGGAGCACTAGGACTTCTATTAATATCTATAGGCATCATAACTAAAACTAGAAAAACACAAGATATTTATTATATATTTGGAGGTATATGTTTAGAATTATATAGTATGTTTCTTGGCGATATGATATTTATAGTATTACAAGCGTTCTTTACTGTATCTGCTTGTTATGATTTGGCTAAGACTGAAGGAGGAAATAAAAATGAAACAGGAAAAATTCAAAAAATGTTCAATCCTTAAAGAAACTAATAGTCACTACTCCAATTCTTCAGATAAATTCCTTAACATTCTTCCATTTGGAGAAATGGATAGGACTAGTGGTAAATATACACATGGTGAAATAATACCAATGACTGAGGAAGATAAGAAGAGGGATAGAGAAGAGATTAAGTCGTATATGAATAATAAAGGGCATATTTTCTCATTAATATGCTCTTGTGGGCATATAATGAGTGGTATTATTACAAGTAATGATATCTATGATAAATTACATTGTGATTGTGGATTGGCCTGGAAAGTAAATAAACCTTATGTGGAGGATTAATAAATGATTGACAGAGAGTTATTTGTATTTTATCAAAGGAATAATAAACTTTATCAAGTACAATTAGATGATGAAGAAACAAATATATTAACAGAAACAATAATCACTTTACACGATGGTAGGATTAAAATTATGGAAGAGGAATTTTGTGATATTGACAAAAGAAATTAAATAAATGGAGGAATAATTTAATGCAATACACATCAGAAGACATGAATAAACAAGTAAATGAAAATGAAACATTATTACAATTCATTAGAAACAGCGAGAAAGAATTTAATCTAAATGTTGCTTGTCTGGGGTCTATGACAGATAAACAATTTAATGATTATATCGACTTTCTTGATGATTTGTGGTGTAAATAATGCTCAAATATAATTTCAAAGATAGTGATTTCGAATATTTACATGAAGTTATAGGCGTTATATGGAATAATGATGGTTATCCATATCTTAATGGAATTAAATTATCAGAAGAGAATTTATTGGAATTATTAGAGGGGGAATAATTAAATGAATTGTGTAATTTGTAACAAAGAAATAACTAAAAGTATGTTCACTAATAAAAACCTGTGTAGTAGTGAATGTTTTCAAATTGACTTTTGGAATGATAATGTTGAGATCAAAGATGAATTACATATTGCTAGAATTAAAGGTGAGCAATATTGCATAGGAAATGAAAATAAAAGCAACCCATTTAGAGGATTTGGTGGAAGAAAATTTATTATTAAGTTCTTCGATGGCAGAGAAATTATTAGTACGAATCTTTGGTACAATGGTAAAATTCCAGAAAGTCATATTGGATTATTGCCGGATAATGCAGAGTTTATTGAAGGAGAGAATTAAAATGAAACAAAATATCACTATTGATCAACTAAAAGAATTGACTTTAGAACAACAAAACAAACTTAGAGATTTGTGGCAACCAGAACAATATGATTGTGTTGCTTACACTTATAAATATTATGAAGAACTTACTACAAGCGAAGTTGTCATTAAAGGGCTGTATAATAATGATCCTAATTTTATTGAAGAGGTATCCGACTTAGAAGGTGAATATGTATTTCCAAAATGCAATTGTTTACCTCTACTAAATGTTGGTCAAATGTTTGAAATGTTATTGGGTTGTAGTTGTATAGATTGCACTTTGAGATTACTTGATGAAAGAGTTAAAGGCAAAATTTATGGAATGGAATTATGTGATGCATTATGGGTTTTAACAAAACAATATTTAAGTATTTAAGAGATAAGGAATGGATATTTATCAATGATTAAAGAAAAATTTGATTTAAAATACTACAATGAAGTTGAAATATGGGCAGAAAAACATAATATGTCAATAAATAATGCAATCAATTTTATGATAAAATATTTTTTGGATCAGAATACAGAAATATTAGTAAGAGTATACAAGGAGGAAATTAATAATGAAAAATCTTGAATTAACAACAAATGAATTATATTTCCTAGCATGGCAAATGAGAAAATTAAATCATGAGCATAAAAATAAATATGCTAAATCCATTTATGACAAGGCAATTGTACTATTTGATGACAAACCATTCGCAAATGTAATTTCAAGTGAAGAATTTGAAAGAGAATATGAATCTGAATGGGTAAGGAGTTGACAATATGAGTGATATACAGCTTCGTAGATTCTTGGAAGTTAAGGAATTTTATGATGGGATGAAATATGTTCCAGTAAGGTCTGCTTATATATTATTAGAAGATAGATTAGAATATCAATTGAAAATTGAAGAGTTAGAAAAACAATTATTACATGCAATTAAAACTGGTGGAGAATATTTAGAAATAAAGAATGTATTGAATTGAGCAAACGAAATCTTTAATTGTTGGGAGAGAAAGGAATTGATAAAATGAACAGATTTGATATAAGATGGTGTACTAAATATTTGCCTAAAACTTATACTAGCATTCTTAATGTATCCCTAAACTGCACATATAAAGAATGCAATACAGACTATAAAATTTGTAAATATATTTCAAAAGTCCCCATTTATCAACCATATGTAAAGTAGTTATTTCCCAGAAAAGCATTGTTTGATGCTACAATAAAATCAGGAGGTGAAATTAAATGAGTGGATATGGAGATTTGGTTCCTGCTTATGAAATATTAAAGGCACAGGCAAAAGAAGCAAAGGAGTCTCAATATGTACATATGAATAGTCAAGAATTATTGGATTTTTATATGGAACTACGTTATTGGAGTTTACACCATACTACAACTGATATTAGTAATGAAATATTAAGAAGGATGGATAGTAAATAATATGAATTTGTCAATTTAAAGAGTATTTAAAATTTACATTATATGGTATATTGAATAGTAAAGCGTAAAATAATATTTGACATAGACTTAACAAAATGATATACTATAAATAAGGAATAAACAAATGAAAGGCGGTACATATTATGGAATTAAGCATAGAGGGCAAGGACATTATCATAAAATTAAATGACACACAAATTAAAGAGGCAAAACGTCAAATGGAATTATCAATAAAGCAAGCCAATGATTTGATTGCCACCTTCCAACGGGAATCAAGAATTACTACAAATTCATTTTCAAATTTAATTAGTAATCTGGTAAGAGTTCAGGCAGATTTTGCTAAACAAGAGGGAATAGTACATGGTAGTGAATATTTTAATCAAATGAAAGAATGTATATTCTAAATATTTGTATTGCCAAATCAAAATGATAATATTCCAAACAATTAAGGGTTTGTAAATATCTTAATTGTTTGGAATAAATCTATATAAGGAGGTGATACATATGAGTAACACAGATAAATTTTATCAATTATATCTTGCAAATAAACTAAATCTAGATGACATAGATGATTATATTGAACAATGGCATACTGGAGACAGTAAAGAAGAAATTTATGAATTCTTAGGTATGAGCCAAGATATTTATAGGTTATGGGTTGATAGTTGTCAGTTGCGAAGATTTACAAATATAATATTAAAAGGAGAGTGAATAAATAATTGAGCGAAACATTATATGAGTGCCCAAAATGTCATACTTATCACAATGCAAAAGAATGGAATGATTATAATGGGCTAGGTATCGAATTTCGAGCAACAATTAAATTACCAGAAGCAATAGATAAAAAAGCTAATTTAATTTGTCTAACCTGTAATAGAAGAATTTGTTGTGAAGATATGTGTGAAGTAATTTAATCTAAGGAGGAGAGATTGTATAATGAACGTACAAACAATGGCACAGGAAGTAATTAAAACTTTTAATAAAATTACTTATGTAAATAATCAAGATGATATTATTACAGATATATTATCAGATTTTGCTATAAAAATGTATAATGAAGGATACAAAACTGCCAATGACGATGCTAAAAATGTCGTTCAAGAAATTTATCAAAAAGAAAATCAAAGAATTAATGATCAATATGGGAAAGAAGTTCAAAGAATTAATAAACAATTACATGGGATATTACAAGATGTTAGAAATATAAGGTGGTGATTAGTGGATTATTGTTTTAATAATATATAAATAAAAATAATTGACATATGTAATCAGAAATGATATAATATTATGTGGAGTAAATATAGGTGAGAGGAAGTGAATACATATGTGTTTTGTAGAAATAGATATTGATGCAATCATTAAAGAAGAATGTAAAGATCCTGAGTTCAAAAGAGAATATGAAAAAGTTAAAGAAAGATATGGCAAAAAGAATATTAGTAAGAAAAGATATAGAGCAATTGATAGGGTTAGAATGATTAAGAAGTAGGGGTAGAAAGATGGATAAGAAATTAATTGTGTATGGGTTTACTTAGGTAAGAAATAAATCTTGGTAAATATGAAAGGATGATTAAACAAAATGATACTGGAACAAATACAAGAAACATCACCAAAAAATTATTGTATTATGTCTCAGAAGCTTGCTGGAATATTGATGGCAAAAGGATTTAAATTAAATGATACTGCACCAAATAAAAAATATCCACATATGAAAGTATTTTATTTTTCTTGTAGCGATGAACTAATTCAAATAGTTGATGATTACATAAAAAAGAAATGATAAAATAAAATAAACAAAAAATTTCTATTTCGCGTTTAGCGAATAGGAGGATATTATGCTCTCTTATTAAGAATTAGTCTCTCTTATTACACCTTATTTTACCCCCTGTTTTTTAGGGGTGTAACCAAAGCATTACCTTATTATCGTACCCCCTAAAATTAGTGGGTATAAACTTTTACCTTATATTAACCATATATTTACAAATAAATTATAGAAAGTAGAGAACAAACAAACAAAATGACAACAAACAAAGAAAATTTATGGTCTAAGATTCCAAATAGATTTTTCTATTCTATTGAGGAAGGAACGGATAGTATCTTAAAACAAACAAAATTCAAAGATAAAACATTGCTGATATTAGATTACTTGTATATGCAAATGAATAGAAGAAAGATAATAAAATTTACTTTAGAGAATATGATTATTGAGTGTGGATTTATTTGTAGCACAAAGAAAGGTGAAACAAATTTTCAATTCAAAGAAATATTATCAATATTACATAAGATAAAAGTTATTGAATATGAAGGAGATTTTGAGAAAGTTTCTCCTAAAGAGTTAATAGTTTGTTCATTGACTCTTGATTTATCTAATAAGTATACAGAATTGTATGATGCCGAAAAAGAAAAGATACATAATCAAGAAATAGAAAAAGTTGATAATTTAAAACTGCTTATGTATTACTGTTACTTGAAATGTAGAATGTATAAGCGTCCAAAAGGAGATGAATTAGTTAAATCAGGTGGAAGGTCGGAGGTTGCATATCCACCATTTAAGAAGATTACTGAGGATTTGGGTCTTACAGATGATACAATTGATAAATATAATAAAATTTTGGTTGCTTTAGACATGATTAGATATAAGTCAGCAGGGACTTGGTATTATAAAAGTGATCCTAATAAGATAGTAAGAGAAAGTGTTAATTTTTATACTCTGTTTACAGACGAAGAAACCGCACAACATAATCTTAAAGAGGGAATTAAATTCTATAAAAAAATGGATAGAAATTCTAATAAAGTTTTTACTGGAAGCAAAAATTATAAAAATAATAATAAAATATTAAATGGTGAATTGGGTTCCATAATTAAGAAAGAGAAAAGGGGCACTGCTACAGCAGAGGATATTATTAGAAAGAATCAGATTATATTTTCTATTACTGCAAATGAAGAACAACATGGTATTCAAGCTTTATTAGATTCTAATCCAAATACATTACTTTCTGATATTTATAGTGGTTTTAATAGTGAAAAGAAAGCAGATAAGTATTATGATTTGGAAGAGTCATTAGGACTTCTTGATACTGGTAAGGAATTTGGAGTTGATTTTAAGTATTATAAATGGATAATGATGAACTATGATAAAGAAGAGCATGATAAATTTATGCATTGTGTTAATAATAAAAAGAAAGCTGGATTAAAGACTGAGGATATAATATATTTTGCGGATAAAACGTCAAAACATAAAGGATTTGGGTTACAGAATGATAAAAAGGTAATAAAGGAAGATATAATTGTAGAAGAAACTTATGTGTCAGAAAAAGATGATAGTGCTTTTATAGAAGAAATGGGATGGGAACCTGAAGCAGATTATATGGACTGGACAGATGATGACGAAGATTGTTAATTAGAGATTAATGAGTATTGGGACGGTTAATTCCGTCCCAATAATTTAAGGAGGAATCAATATAAAAAGATTAAGTATGACAATTGATGTTCATTTTGAAGAAAGTGATAAATATAATTTTTCTGAGGAAGAAAGAGATACTGCTATTAAAGATTTGCAAGATAGTATTAAAGCAGAATGTATTATGAATAATATCAAAGAAGTATATAGTTGGAAATTGGCTAGTGAATTTATATGTAGATAAAATAAATAAAATGTATGATTTATTTGGTTTATAGTTTTGAAAAATGGAGTAAAATGAAGCATGAGTGAGCATAAAGGATGTGGGTTTTAATGTAAAATTAAAATTAGATAATATTAAGATAATAAATAAATTATAGAAAGAGGAAAACATATTGAAATACATGGGTAGTAAACAAAGATTATCGAAGGATATTTCTCCAATTATTAATAATTTTATCAATAAATACAACATAGAAACATACATAGAACCTTTTGTTGGTGGAGCAAATATGATTGAACATATTAAATGCAAAAATAAAATTGGTTCAGATAATAATGAATATCTAATTGATATGTGGAATGTGTTGCAAGATGGATGGAGACCACCTGAGACCATGACAAAAGAAATGTATGACGATATTAAGAATAATAAAGATGAGTATGGTAAATCATTGGTTGCTATTGCAGGATTTTGTGCCACTTATAATGCAAAATGGTTTGGTGGATATGCCGGAATAGTAAAAACTAAAATAGGTACATTAAGAAATTATTATGATGAGGCTGTGCGGAATATTATTAGGCAAACATTAAATATAATGGATGTTGAGTTTATCAATGAGGATTATACATATTTTACAGATTATAAAAATTGTCTAATATACTGTGATCCACCATATCAAGGGACTACTAAATATGGATCAAGTAAAGATTTTGATTATGAAAAGTTTTGGAACTGGATTAGAGGAATGTCTAAAAATAATATCGTGTTAGTTAGCGAATATAATGCTCCAGATGATTTTATTAATGTTTATGAGAAAAAGGTAACAACCACATTAGATAAAAATAGCAGAAAAGAGGATATAGAAAAACTATTTATGATACATAGGGATTCCAAATAAAAGTTCTGTTTGATTTGATATAAAAATAAAAGAAAGGTAATAATATGTACACTTTAAATATTGAAAATTTAACAAAATGGGCATTATTAAAGAACCCAGAAGGTGTGTCTATAGGGTTTATTAGAGGATTTAGTGAGTATTTAAAAACTCCTGTAGATTGTTATAT